ATCTGACGTTGCTAGTAATGTAGTAGGAGCGCCACCGCTATCAGAATAAATTACTGCTTTAGCAACTGTGGCTGTACTTTGAACCCAACAACGAATTGTGGCGGAAAGTACTTGACCACTCGTTGAAGGACTTGCAGAACTAACAGCTTTAGTATCAGCAGTGCTAGAAGTACTGGAAGTACCATTAGTAGTTTTGCCAAATGTTGACATACTTCTTCAATCTTTTCTAGCATAGACCCCTTATTGTTCGATTGATAATAACTCTAAGTTGTCTCTGCTTCCATCTAGTGCAATTGAACCATCTGCATAAAGATAGTTAATTGCAATAATACTTTTAGGACCTGATACAGTTAATACTGTCATTTTCCATCCGACTAAAAATAAAACAACATCAGGTTCACCATTTAATCGCTTAATTGTTCTACGTCTAAATATAAGTTGTTGACCATCTCGTAAATAAAGTGCATAAACAACCTTATGTGTAGAGCTGTCCACCATGTCAAAACGGGACAACCGATCACGATCAATATCTCCGTACTTATTTTCTTTACCAGCCTCAAATTGCTTTAACTGGGAGCCATCCTCATAGTTCGCAACCCAATACATATCTCTAATAATTTGTTTTGTCATATCATTACCTCCATGTATTTTTTCTAAATACCTTTCTTTAGTGTTTACTGCTTCTTATACCAAAAAAGCAACCTATCTCTAAGTTGCTCAATGCATTTACCTGATTGCATTCAGGATTTAATTTTATAGCTCATTGCATTGAGCGTTGTTTAGCTTAAAACTGTGGATCAGGATCTTCATTCTCCACAATTTCAGCATCTTCAATTACAGGCACATCTTTCTTGGGAACTTCATAAACACCTGCAATCTTCTTAGCGGTATCATCTAATGGGATTGTTTGACACGGACCGATTGTAGGACTGAAACCATTTGTAACGCCGTCAACTTCTCCAGTCTCTACGCATTTCCATTTTCCGAGTGATTGTGTATTTTCGTTTGACATATCCTTAAATGCTAACAGATTTTCCTGATAATATCCACACACCGATTATGACACTAGCTAAACCAGCTACTAACATAATTGGATCCCTACCAAATTGAAGAAGTAAGAGTAAACCAAAACCTGAAACAACTAAACCGATTAAAAATATAAGTATTCTAGTTAATGACATACATACTCCTTATGTTTTATGTTTCATCATACTGGAATGTCAAAGTCTCTTGAGCTAAGGTTCCTACTTCTGCACTCGTAGTCAAATCTACTTGAAGAACTACATAATCAGAAATTCTACCAGTCGAAGGATTAGAAATAGATCCAGTAAGTTGTTTAGGTGCAACACTAGTGAAGTCTGCGATATCTGCAGTTGCTACAGCAGAATCAGTTCCAGTAGTACCAGGTGTTCCTGTCGCTTCAGTGTATGTACCTGTTGAACCTACATAAAGTGTACAACCAGTCCAACCAATTGCTCCATCTGCATAAAGCTTAACGTTATTGATTGTTCCAGAAGGAGAAGTATCAGCATTTAAATAAACAGTTTTCCAGTATGAACGATTAACGGAAGCAGAAGGTTTTACAAGAGGATTAGTAGTACCAGGGTTAACTGTATCATCAGTATTTAAACGTAAGTTAGTAATGGTTGTTGCAGTAGGCCCTGAACCTACTACTTGTTTAACTACGACTGTTGCTGCCATGCCTCAAATTATGGACGTACAAAAAATCATTGTCAAGTATTTACTATTGAGAACTTTAAATCTGTGCGTATGCGCCGTACAGCTCTACCGATAGTTGTTCGTATTCGTCTTTAGTAATCGGATTCCCATCTACCATCGCTTTTCCAATTGCATAAGGTTGTCCGTTTCCACACTTCCCCTTAACAATTTCTTTGTCGCCTTCTTTGACAAGCTCGAGTACTACAGGGATATCATCTACGTTATAGTATTTTGGATATTCTTCTATGTTAGTCATATTCATTCATCTCCTTTATCATAAGGGTTTCTACGGATTTTGTCAACTACACTTCATTTAAACGTTCATCAACTTTTCTTTGTGCTTCAACATACAATTCATCCATTAACTTTTGTAATTCACCTGTAGCATCTTTACCTGCACGAATACTTTCATAGAGCTTATGACCACCACCGTCTTCTTTAGCATCCCACATTTCAGGGGTGGTTACTGCAATTTCACTTACTACACCATTTTTACCTGTAACATTAATGATTCCACTCTTATAGCCTTCAAGTGCAAATTTATCCTTAACTCGATATACATTACCGAACTCTGCTTGAACAGTATCTACCACCTTCTGAAAATCTTTAGGATCATTAATAAGTAAAGTAGCTCGATTAGTATCAAGCACCCTTCCAATTGGATCATTCGTATGAAGATAATCATTACGTATCTTCTCTAAGATACGATCAACAGATTTAACAGGACCATGTAGCGCTTTTGCTTCAAGAGTACTAGCAATGTTCTTAACGCTTGCTTGAAATCCTGCATCTTGATCTTTAGCTACTGTAACCAATTCTTCAACATCAGATTTTAATACTGCATCATCTGGATCAACTGCTTGAGTACTCGTATCAATAACAGGAATTGTTGTACATCTACAATCAGGATGGACAGGCGGTTCACCTACATTTGTTAAATCAATCTTTAATTCTACTTCTTTACCATTTTCATCAGTAGCTTTAAATGTATCTCCTTTATTAAAGAAATTTGTACTAAGCCCGATAGCTTTACCATCTAACTTAAGACAAAACGGACAAGTTCTGTTATCACGCTCAGTTAACCACTCTTTAGCAGTTACTACACCAGATTGTCTATAAGCTTCTACAGTTGCAGCATTAGATGCTCTAATTGATTCAGTTCGAGCAATCATTTCAGCTCGATTAGAATCTGCTAAGCCATAAACAGATTCAACTCTTTTAGCTAATTCATCTACAGATTCACCTTTATCATAGCCTTCAGATAATGAGGCCATTAAAGCAGACCGAGTTGTATCATCAATCTGTATAATAAGTTGACCACCCCATTCAAGAAGATACTGTGAAGCAAATTCAGTCGTAATATTGATAATTCCGCCAGTACCTAAAAAGTCTAGTGTCTCAGTACCTTGTTCTATATAGATTTCACGCAACAAATCTTCAAGAACACGCCACATCTTATTAAGTTCTTCAGCACTAGGAACTACAGTTGAAGCAGTTGATTTATATCCCATCCATTTTCTAAATGATTTATGCTGATCATATAAACGCTCTAATACATAAACCTTCTGTTCTTGGAATATATCTCTACAAGCTTGTTTAATTTGTGCTTCTCGTGAATCAGTTTGTTTAATAAACTGCGCCCAATGTGCTTGCTTCTGTTCTTCCGTCCAACCTGAACTAAGTGATAGCTCTACATCCGAAGGTTCTTCTTTAATTTTACTTTTAACTGCTTTATCAAATGCCATATTAAACTTATCTTCTAATGTAGCCTTCTTCTTGCTTTTCTTATTAACGAGTAATTTATACTCATCAGTTGAAGCTAGATCAGCAACAAAACCTTTAAAGACCTTAGCAAAATCAGCAATCATTATTTCTTTTTCAAGTTGCTTTTGTGGTTTAGCAGGAAGCTTAACCATATGCTTCACTTTTCGTTCCCGAACACGATCAAGATAAGAACGTGATCTAACTAATGAACGCTTATGCACTGTTTTAGGAACTATGCCTCCTAATAATTTAATCGCTGTTACCTGCCAACCTTTCATAGATTCTTCTTCTGCCGTAGGTTTTTCTTCTTGATCAGTATCTTCATTAACATCTTGACCTTCTTGTTCTTGATCTTGATTAGCTTCTTCTTTAGCAGGAAACAATTCATCACCACCTGGCAATGGCTCTAGATTCTCCTCAACACGAACTTCATTAGGAGTCATCCAATGATTAGTTAACCCAGAGTCATAACGCTTAAGTTTAATATCTACATCTTCAGGTGATGGATCTACAAAATCAAAGAATAGAGTGTTATCACCTTCAGTAAACATTGGTAAAAAGAATTCATTCACAGTATTAACGAACTTACGCATACGTGGCGTAATGACACGTTCCATAAACGCCATAGTAGTTGCTTGAGCATTAGCTTTATTTACATCTTCTGTTAAACCAAGTACCGTCTTAGGAACTTTAAATACAGCAAGTACATCATCACGCATCATCTTCATCTGCTCAGTAAAATCAAGCTCTTTAGCACCCATACTAGCTTTATCAAGCTTCATACCAGAACCAAGAAATGCAACTTTATTAGATTTAGATCTACCTCCAAAAGTATTCTGCCATTGATCTAAGAACCGCTTAACAGTTGTTTGTGTAATCTTCTGTTCTGTTGAAAAGACCATTGAAGGAATAGCAGAGTTGAAGAAGAAATTACGATTATATTCTTGAGCGAAGTTAAGAATATCAAAAGGCAACGCTGCAGCATTAACTGTACCTTTACCTCGATATGGATTCAATGGATTGAAGTATTTAAACGGAATAACATTTTCTTTAGGAATCTCTACCTTCTCAGTGAGTACACCACCTGCATAATAATTATAGTGATCAATAACCTCTGTTTTACTTGGTATAACTTTCATCCAGTCAGGACGAACTAGCCAAACTTCTCTAGGAATAGTACCATCTTTAAGAATAATCCAGTACGCTTCACCCGTTAATTCAAGATATGTCTGTGTAGCTTCAACTAAATCATAAAAAGTAGAAATCTCATTAACATAGTCAAGACAGGAGATAGCAGGATGTTCAAATACTTCTTGTGTTTTAATTCCATTCTTAGTAAACGTTGCTTTATATAAATGCAATTCAATAGACGCAACTTCTTGAGCAATAGCCCCAACTGCAGTATAGACATAACCGATATAAGCTTTTAAGTACTCCTCGGCATTACGTGCAGGTGGTTGGGGTAAAGCAACCACATAAGGAGAAGCTAACTGAGGTTTTTCTAATTTCTTATCAATTTTTTTCTCTGGAGACATAACTTCCATAATACCACTGTACTAATAGTAAATACAATCATAAGTAAAGCCAATAAATAAATACATTCCATAACCATTCTTACCGTGCTACTATGGGATTATTACATTATGGACTTACCGTTTTTGGGAGAACTAGCAAAATATGGAATACTAGGAATCATCTTAGGACTTTCTATATACGCTAATTGGTACTTTATTCAAGCTATTCAAAAGCTTAACGATAAACGAGTTGAAGACGCTAAACAGATTACTACTAAAATACTGGAACCGTTGGATACAGTTAAAAAGAATAGCGAACTACTCATTAACTTATTCCAGCAGTTTCTAAACAACGGAAAATAAATTATGAGAGTACTTATTGATATACATCATCTACTAGATAAGCTCTTAAAAACTACTGAATCTGACATGCAAATTCAGCAGATTAAACATGAAACAAATGATAAAGTAGATGATGTTACTGCATCTTTAAAAGAAGTCGGAAGACTACAAATAAAAGTTATGAATAAAACAACTACTACATATTTTATTGCTAAAGCTGCAGGAGTACTAAGATGAACGACACTGAAACAATATTTCTCTACGTAATTTATATTTCTAGTATTCTCATTCACGTATTAGCTTTATATATAACTACTGCATATGTAATTCCTCTACAGATAAAAGAAGCTAAAGTTCAAAATGGTTTAAAAAAACTACGTATTCAAATGCTTGCTTCTGGTGCTACCTTAATGGCACTCAGTGTTGTAAGTATTATTATTTTAACGATTCCTCTAATCGTTACTAATATTATGACAAGATACATCACAGTATTCTTAGTACTTATTCATTCTTCAGGATTCTTAGTATTTGCTCTAATTAAAAGTGCTATGTACCATTCACAATACAGTGAACAAAGCAAATCAGACCATCAAGCGATTGCTAAGCTAGAAAATAACCGTACTTAAGTTGACACAATAAAGAAATCTGGTTCCACTTCAGAGTAATCCCAGAATGCTAGTACTACTGCATCAGCTTTATCAGGTGAGTAACCTAATCTCTTTTTCATTTCATCTTTCGCTTCAATCTTTATTTTCTTTTCACTAGAATATTTATATCTAATCTCTTCAAGCTGTTTCTTTAACTCTGCATCATTAGGAATGCTAATTTGACTTCTCCCTGTTCTTGCATCAGGTTTAAATAACGATCTTAAATGCCAATACACTTGCGCACGTAAGTTATGGAACTTCTTTTTACTGTCTGCATCAGTTGGTGATTCACCTACGTTCACTGGAATAAGCTCACAATCAGACCAATCAGAAGCTTCATCTTCAAAACCTTCTCCTTGAAGTTCTTCTAACCTATCATGAACACCTGCACCTAAACCAACTACATCAGTACAATGCCTCTCTGGTTTATCTCGTTCAAGTTTAGCTGTTGTCCATCCGGTGACTTCCATAGTATCCATCTTTTCAGTAACTTCTAATGGCTTAAGTACACCACCTTTACGAGATGCATAAACAGTTTTATCTCTACCAAATCTAGCTACATCTAAACCAGTTTGTTTAAAATCACCTTCACAACCTGCTTGTAATACAGCAAGTTCAATCCATTTTCTTGGAATAAGACCATCTTCTGCACCACCTTCAGGAAATGTAACTCTATAGAAAATAGTCCAGTCAAGTTCAGACATATCTTCACGAGCTTCATCTAAGAATTCTTGATCTAACCTGCCTTCAGCTAACGCCATCTTATAATCAATAGATAAGCACTCATATCTTCTTGTCGTAAATATTCCATGTTTAGTTTCACCTGCAAAACATTTTCCGAAGTGATTATTTTCAAATGGATTACCAAGTTGAATAATCTTACCGTTCTTAGCTCCACCTACCATACGTAAGATCTTTGAATACATTGAATCTGGAATCAGAGAACTTTCATCAACAAGAACAATTGTTGCACCAAATCCCATCAAGTTCTTAGATTCACGCTGAACTGATCTAGCATCAGCAGTAAGAATCATAATTTCAGATCCATTCATGAAAGTAATACGTGTCTTTGATTTTTCTTGCTTTAACTTCTCGATTGAACCTGATGTAGCATAATCAATCATTCCTGTAATAAAAGCATGATCAAAAATATGATCAATCACCTTACCCATAATGATTCCGGCTTGCTTTTCAGATGGAGCTACAATAAGAACCTTTTCACGTCTTTCGACACAAATAGTAAGTAACGCCATAGCAGCAACTTCAGATTTACCGTACTGAGTTGTAGTCTTTATAGCACCACGCTTAATACTTGGATCGTAAATGATTCTAAATATATGCTGTTGACCAGGAGTTAGCTTAAAAGGCTCTCCATACATGTCTTTAAAGTAAAAAGAACATTTAGCTTTATATGAATTCATTGTTATTCATCATCACCATCTGGAAGGGGATCAATATCATCCGTTGTTTCCTCAGCAATGATTCCTTTAACTTTTTGAATCTCTGCTTCAGGATCATATATCTTAAGATCTTTACGCTCACCAAACTCACCTTTAGTTAGATTACTAGTTAAAGCAAACTTCCATAAGAAATCTTTATCTTCTTTATTTAGTTTCTCAGGCTTATGATATTTACCTGATTCATCTGTATATCCATTCTGTCTTTTAATGATAGATTGAAGCTCTCCTACAATGGCATTATTAAGCAATACAGACGTAAATTGTCGATACGCTTCTATTTGTTGTCTAAACCAATCATCTTCATTCATTACCTTATAAAAGTTTGATACAGGAATTTTAGCTTCTAATAAGCTTTTTCTGACACTTAAACCTGTTTTTAAGTATGGTTCAAGTTTAGACAACATTAAGCGTTTATCATCTTCACTTATTGGAGGTCTTCCACCTTTATTCTTTTCTTCTGCCATATTTATTATCTTCCATTACTTTTTTATATAAAGATAAATACTTTCTTACTATCTATTATAGATTAATTATATCTGGTTAAGCTATAGATCCTTCAGGCGCATTTAAATATTCAGCGCAAATAAGTTCAAAGGCTTTTCCATCCATAATATCTAATTCACCTGTATAAGCTTTGCGTACTTTAGATAAAGCAGCTTGAATAATATCATGTTGGGAAGTTGTGACTTGAAATGAGAGAGTTTTAAGTAACTCACCTTCAGGCATTTTAGGCGGTGTCGTATCAGTCTTTTGATAACTATCAAAACTAAATTTAGCTAATTCTTGTAACTCTGCAATTTTCTTCTCAGTGTATGGTGATGTTATTTCTCCATACTGTTCAATCATTGAAGTAACTAATTTAGCTAATGAAAGTTCATTAAAATCTACTTGTGTCTGCCACCATAAAGTTAATTCTTTAGCACGCTTATCTGCAACTAGTCCTTCATTGTAAATAGGAACTTTATCAAACTCTAATTCTGAACAAGCTGTAAATCTTTGCTCACCATCTATAATTTCATATTGCATTAACCCATCTTCACCAATTAGATCTTCTCGTTCACGAACAACAATAAAACCTCGCATACCATTTTCGATAATAGAGGCTTTAACATCTTGATATTGCTTAGTATCCTTATCTTTTGGGTTCCAAGTATTCGCATGAACCTGTTCAATTGGTACTACAATCAACTTTGTAAAATCGAGTGTTATTTTATTGTCCATATTAATTTCTCCTTATTTCTCCCATTTTATACCCCTAGCCTCCCATAGTCCAGTTATGCTATCGCCCATCTTTTTATAGGATTCTACGTCCTTACCGATAAGAAATCGCACTGCAGCCTTCTCATATGTACGTTTTTCCAGTTTAAATTTTGATCCGCCTCCCCACCTCCCCCAATGTTTCCACGAACTAGAATCCCCCGAATAAATAGGATACCGTCTAAGAATTCGCTCTGATATACCTCCGAATGAGTGCGTCTTATAATTATCTCTCAAATCCGCATAAACGTTATCTAACCATGCTAAACGCCCTTTAGTTGCAATATCATTAGCAGGAGAGATACCAATATAATCAACTTCTTGTTTCATAAGTTCAAGCCATTTAAAATCTTCATGCTGATGAAATACAGGAATAGTATCTAAGCCAGCGTCTTTTAAGTGTAAAAAATTATCTCGTCCCACTTGTGCAGAATCTTCAACTTCTTGATAACTTGGTTTTCTACCAAACTCTCCAGGAATCTTATCTAGATTAACAACGTATAAAGAATTAAGCCTACTTGCATAACGATCTTTAAATAATTTAGCAAAATCCATATATTCTTTTAGAGTGATCACTTGTCCTAGAGTCCAGACGGAAAATGCACCAGAATCAAGTATGAAGTTAACATCTTGCACTTCTTCTAAATATTGATCCATGAAGATAAAGAATTGATCTGATGCGTATGGATAAGCCATTAGTATGTTTTTTATGTCATTACGAACTAAAGCTTCTTTATAAGCTAAAACAGGATAGGCAAAGAACAAACGCATATATTTTCATATTCTCAAAGATACACTATACGTATAGTGCATTCAGTAATTACTTAGCAAGCAAACTTAGAAATTCAGCACGTAATTCTGGCTCATCTCTGAACTTTCCAAGCATGATTGAAGTAACCATTTCACTATTTTGTTTTTCAACACCACGACTACGCATACATAAATGAATGCCATTAATAACAACAGCTACACCTTGAGGCTTTAAATACTTCATAATATCATCAGCTATAGATTTCCCCATGCCTTCTTGAATCTGTAAACGTCTAGAATATATTTCAACTAATCGAGCAAACTTAGAAACACCAAGTACACGATCCTTAGGAAGATAACCTATGGTGACCGTTCCATAAAAAGGTGCTAGATGATGTTCACATAAAGAATAAAAATCAATATTACGAACCATTACTAATTGATCAATATCAGGCTTCTCAAATGTTTTCATAATATCTTCTGGCTTTTGACTATAACCACTAGTCCAGAGTTTCCATGCTTTAATAAATCGTTTAGGCGTATCAACTAATCCTTCACGACTTCGATCATCACCAGAAGCATCTAATAGACATTCAACAGATCCATATAAATCAGCATCTGATGGCGTATACCTTTTTGGCATATGATTAACTTTCTTTCTGCTTGGCTAAAGCTTCAGAATAGTATTTACCTGCTAATTCCCATTCTGCTTCAGTTAATAAGGGATCTTGAATAGCATTATCTTTGAATGATTCATAACGTTCAATACAGGTTCCACATTGCAAACAAGGTTTATCACCACCCTCATAGCATGACCAGGTTTTATCATAAGGAACATTTAGTGTTAACCCATATGTAACTATTTCAGACTTTGTTACTTTAGAAAATGGTGCTTTTATCTCCACATCACCAAAACCCTGATTTCCAATACGAAACGCTAAATTAAGTGATTCTACAAACTCTGGGCGACAATCAGGGTAAATAAAATGATCTCCAGTATGTGCGCCATAAAGTAAGTAATCTGATTTATGTGATATCGCTGCACCATAAGCCATAGCAAGCATAATCGCATTTCGATTAGGAACAACAGTAGATTTCATATTATCTTCAGCATAATGACCATGAGGAACAGCTTCATCAGAAGTCAATGAAGAATACAAAAGCTCTGTTAAAGAATGTAATTCAACAACTTTATGTTTTACACCTAATTCTTTACAAATATTTCTTGCAAAATCTAATTCTTTTTTATGCTTTTGCCCATAATCAAAAGAAAGTGCTAGCACATTTTCCTCTGAAGTACGTGCTACTGCAAAATAGAGTAGAGTGGCAGAATCCATACCACCTGAAATAATTGTGGTAATACGTGAATTTCTTAAAATATGATCCTTTTCAAGCCTATCGAACAAACCTACATCTATGCCATGAATTATCATAATATCCTTTAAGACAAAATATCTTTCAATTTGTATTCTTCTAAATTAGTTAAAACATCACTAGCTTTTTCTCTAAGAGCTATATTTTCTCTGGTCTTATTAATCATAGTAATCTGTTCAGGGGTTAAACCTTCTGTACTTACTTTTTGCTTTAACTGATCAATGGAATCAACTCGCCTTAAGTTACTTACTCGAATATGTTCTAACAAAGTTTCTACTGTATAAACTCCGCCTAAAATAGCAGCACGAATATATGCTAAAACAAGCTTATCAATTCCATATTTTTTATGAAGGTCAATAACTCTATATTCATCTATATTTAAGCGTGTAGTTCTTCTTAACTGTTGTGCATCCATGTTAAATACCTTTATTCTGTTTAATCTCTGCAATTAAATCTTTATATTCCTGAGCAGATATCGCTACATCCCATTTATCTTTTACTTCTTGAAGTCTTAATTTAGCTTCTTGTTCTCTAGCTTCTTTGGAAGCAAATTGTTCAAAATGTTCTGGAGATGAAATTACGGGTAAGCCTAAACTCCATGATTGAAGTGTTTTATTATTTGACTTGTACTTAGAACGCTCATCACCATAAGGAGTAGGCATTAATACAGCATCATGCTTAATTAATTCTTTATTAATTGTCTGATAGTTATACACAATATTATTAATATTAATTCTATTTTTATATCCAATAGGAGCTTCAATAGGTGATTCAGCAATAACAGTTAATTCAATACCTTGTTCAATTAAAACTTCAAATGTTCTTTGAAGATAATAGGAGTTATGTGTATAACCAAACCATACAACTTTTTTTAATGTATCTGAATGCTCTGTCTTAATAGGTTCAGCTTCAGGTAAATAGATTCTATCTGGAATGCACTTAACGAGTTTACCTGGACGAATCTTACGAACAAACGTAGCTAATTCTTCAGTTGAAGTAACTACAGCATCTACTAGATCTACAAATTCAAATACAGGATGCTTACTAAGCCAATCAGGATCACATAAATCTAAAATCTTTACACCCGTAAAAGATTCCATCATGTCACGCCAATATACTTTTTGAAAAATAATCGTTTCATATTTTTTACCAATAATGAATTCTTCAGCTTCTTCCCAAAAAGGAAGCATCCAACGCATACGAATACGTGAAGAACCCACAGAATTTTGTCTGCGATTATCCATCTTTTCAAAAGTAATGATTCCAACATTTTCATCCATATAAGTACATTATTCTCTTATTTTGATGCATTTAATACATCTATTATTTGTTTTCTTATAACAGCTAATGATTTTCTACGCAATGCAAGAGTTTTCAAAGTCTTAACATGATCTTCAACATATGCAGTATTAGTTGGATTTTCCGAACTAAGAACAGCGAATATTTCTGAATCAAATCGAACTCTAATAAAACTTTCTAACTGTTCATTATAAACTTTAAGCATTAATTCTAATTCAGTTGGAACATTTGTTAGATCTGAACCAAAACCAGTTAAAAATTTTTCTTCTCTAGGCATATCTTTATTAAAGTCTTCTGCAAAATTTACAGAATCTGCTTTAGCTTTCAATTCATGTAATTGTTGTGATGACAAAACTTGCTTATCTGGTGATTGTGTCTGAACTGCTTCGCTCATAAAACTCCTATCTTTTTTAATAATGTTATCCACTGTTCAGTGTATACATCAAAATTAAATAACTCTTGTGCTGTTTTCTTTCCTGCTTGTCCTATTTTCAATGCAAATTCTGGTGTATCTAGAACAAGCGTTTTGATAAGTTGTGCAGTTGTTTCAGGATTATCCATAATTCTTGGGTCTGTCATTTGCGTTCGTGAAGTTAAAAATCCATTTTCACCATGTTTAATAAATGTATCAGCATCTTGATACGGCGTGGTAACAACACAACAACCTGATAGCATTGCTTCAGTTCTTGCTCTAGGTCTAGGTGATTGCCAAGTAGGCATAAAGAACACTAACGATCTTCCTAAATATTGTCTATAATCTTCAAAGTTATTAAATTTAACATCAACTCCAACCCAGAAAAAAGGAACACCTAACTCTTTCAACATTCTTTGTACTGTCTTCAAAAATACACGTCTATACGCTTTGTCCATACCTGCACCTGATAAAACAGTTACAGCTCGTGGTTCCTTTGGTAAATCTAACCATTCATCAGTATGCAATCCATGTGTAATCACTTCTCCCCAACCCCATTGTTCACGTGCCTGATAAGAATTACAAACCATTGTTGTTCCTTCAGTTAATTTCTTTAAGAAATCAACTACAAAAGGAGATTCATACTTATCATGGAAAGGTGTCATATGATTAATCGTTACAATCGGAACATCATCACCAATTGCTTCTCTAAGCTCCATATAAAGCTTACCTTTAGTAATTCGATCTTCAGTATCAACATTATAAATAGATTGCTGATCTACATGCAAAATAGCTAAGTCATAAGCACCTTTTTCATAATGAGTCACCCATCTACCACTTTCAGGAAATGGACGTGAAGATTCTCCCCAAGTTCGATACGGATTAATAATCATGTCGTAACGTTCAAAAATAGGTAAACGCATCAACTCAAATTGATGGCCTACGTGCCAAGGTACGCCAAAAACTTTAAGTTTCTTTCCTGTATAGTTCATATTTTTTAACGTTCTTTCTTTAATTCTTCTTCAGTCAATTCACCTCGTTGTTTTCTATTAATATATGAATCTTTATAAGAAAATGGGCCTGCAGGTGGTACTCGTGGATTATCTTTTACTTCTAATTCTTCTTTAGTAGGAAGAAACCCTGATTCTTGTTTTTCTAATTGATCATTTAACTGATCAACAGCCTTAGGTTCAAGAACATCAGTTTCTTCTTGTTTCTCGAGTTCCTTAACAGGTACTTCTTGTTTTTCTTTTATATCTTCAATAATCGTTACCCCTAAAGACACCTTAGGTTCTTCAGTTCCAACAGAACTTAATATTATAGTATTATCATCTTGTACAGTTTCATCTATTCTTGCTTCAACTTGAATAACTTCCTCTGGCTCTGAGTCTGGTACAGAACTAACGCCATGAACTACACTTTCAACACCTGCCCAATCATCATCATTTAAATAACCTTCTATAGACCTAGCAGGAACACCTGCTACTAGTGTAAAAGAATCAACATCTTTAGTAACAACAGCTCCAGCAGCAACATACGCACCTTCACCAATTGTTACTCCCTGTAAAATAATAGCTCTAGAACCGATATAAACATTCTTCTTAATAATAATCTTGTCACAAATAAGCTGATTACGCCTCTGTAAACCGTCTACTACATGTGTAGGATGCTTACATGAAAGTAGCATTACTTGATGTCCAAAATGAACGTTTTCTTCAATATAGATTCCACCTGTAATATCTAAAGTTGCATCATTTAAAACAACGCTCTGCGCAACCTCACAATCACCTGTATGCTCACCAAAAAAAGTCATATCAGCACGTTTAGCTTGATTTATAAAATGTGATTGTGGATATCGCTCATATACTCTAGCCATATACTCCTTATTTTGAATGAAGTTTATATACCAAAAACTTGGCGTTAATTATATCTTCTCTCCTTTTATTTTTAGATGTGGCTCGTTTAACAGAAACTGCTTGTGCTTCTTGTAAAAATATAAACTCAAAGTTATTTTTACCTTCAAACCGTGAACGCAATTCTTGTGTCATGCCACCATACCATTGCATACGCTCATTAAACATACCATGACGAACAAAATCGTCACGACCTATACAAGAGAAATTTTCAACAAATCCTTTAATAACACCGTCCTTACTTCCCCATAACCATGCTTGAGGTCTATAAAAACTGACAAACAAAGAAACAGCGTTTGGTAGCATTTTCATTCGAGCATCACAAAAAACTAAAATTTTACCGTCAGATTCAATAACTGCCCTATTTCTAGCTTCTGCTAATGAATATGTTCCCTTAGCATCAAAGTGAATATATTTAATAGGAAACGCTGTTAATTTACGAGCTTCATCAACTATTGGTTTAATTGGTTGATCACCACTATCCGCTACTACAATCTCACAATTATCATAGTCTTGACCGATTGCACCAATTAAACTTTCTGAAAAAGCATCAGGATTATCACGAGTAGGAATAATTATAGAAACAAGCTGTTTATTAGGTTTAAACAATTTGTAATAAAGTTTCTGAATATCAAGTGCCATTCTACGATCATCACGATTCTTAACAGTTTCCCAAGCTTTCTCACGTATAGAAGTTCTAAGTACTTTAGCTTGCATTAATTTCTTAAGTTGAACTTTAAGATCATCTACATCTTCTTGCGCACCAACTCTAACAACCATATTAGATCCATTAAATAAATCAGGCACATGACCAATCTTTCTAGTCAAAACAGGCACACCACAAGCCATAGCTTCTAGAATGGGTAATGTACCTGATTCGTATGAATCAATAGAATTACAAACATGGATAGCAGATTTATAATAAATCTCTCTTAATTTTTCATCTGTAGCATCTTCATAAAATTCAAACTTATCACCAGCTTCAGAAATAACTTGCCTCATATAATCAGGCTTACTTACTCTACCGACTAGAGTAAAAATATACCCTAAGTCTTTACATGCTTTAGCAACTTCTAGTACACCCTTTTTACCTTCAATTCTATTTACTGACATCATCACACGTTCTTCTTCCGTGTACTCTGGATTGTACTTAAAAAAGCTCAAGTCTATGCAATATGGAACTAAATGTGCAAATGGAACTCTATTATGAATCTCCTCATTACCAACCACAACTAAATCATAGTATTGATTTTCTTCTGTATTTATATCGTAGGGATTAAAGTGAAAAAGAACCTTTGGCTTAGCACTAAATTCTTCAGCAAACGTTGTACGTAGAAGTTGTCCAGACTTCCAATAGTGAACATCAATTACATCTGCCCACTTCATAAAATTAACTACGTCATATAAATCATTAACATCATTTCTCTTTGGGTGAACAGGTAAAACTATAATTTGATGGTGGAGTAAATTCCTTTGAACAGACCTAGCTAGCCTGTCAATTGCTGTACCTTGTTTGTCAGTTATAATGAGTATACGCATTTTATTATCCTATAAAAACATCTTGTGGTTGAGTATATTAAAGTAAATAAATATTTTCATAACATTTCTCTTGTGATTTCTTCTATATTATCATAATTCATATCATTACACTATAAGAATTATTTGTATAAATGATATATTGATTTTCGTCCGTGGTCACTTGCTTCACCTATAAATTCAATCCTTGAAAAATGATCTGTCCAAGGTTTACCAAGTGTAGTTATATTCCTAGTCTCTTTACTATTATCTTCAAATATGACCATTGGTGCATCTAAAACTTGTTGAGGAATCCCAATATGGTAATTCAAAGACAAGAAGAAAACTATATCATAATTTATGTGCCACTTATCTTTAAGTAAATCAACTACATAATAACTATTATTAAAATAGCCCAAAAAATTTGCTACATTTCTAGCTGACTCAATTTGTGTCAACTCATCTAAACCATCAGCTAATTTAGCTCCCCGATCAACTGCAGCCCTTGTAAAATAGCCACCTGCACAACCAATATCAACCACAGTTTTATCTTTAAAATCAATTCGATCTAAGCCTAAATCTATCTCACGTTGTTTACTCTTACGTGGACCACTCTCTAAACCGAGTTCAGGTACATCTTGATAATAAAACTTACCATACTTATTTGTCCTATAAATATTATGAACAGTATATTGATAAGGCTTATCAAAAGCATAAAACTGTGGATCTACTAATTTTCCGTTTATGATATCAGCGGGTGATGCAATATTAACTTCTTTACTAAATCCGTATTTTCTTCCTACTTGATCACACTGATCAATAACCTTATTAACCTCTGCTTGTGTTAAAACTTTATCTTCTTCATATTCTAAGAATTCAATAAATTGAACTGGAAATAATTTATTATTTATCTCTACAGCGTCTAACCCATAAACACGAGGAGCTAATCCATACCATGACAATATATTCTGAATCTGTGTAGCTTCCCATAATGTCGTATTTTTTCTTGGAGTACCATGATCAGGATCATCACCCCATTTCACAGAGTGCAAATCACCTGAATACCGAATAGGAACTAAGTCAAATACCTTTAACGCCCCCTCCTTACCAAAATACCACGAAAAGAAGTCTGCATAACGTCCCTTATGAATAAAACAGTGCTTAGCTAAATCAAGCCTCCCATAGCGTTTAGGATCACGGAATTTTCTCATAGTGAACCTTTCTTTATTTTAAATCTTGCTAAGCCTCTATGCGCCATAAATCCATCTCGTTGTGGCTTCTCGCCATGAATTAAAACAGTTACCCTATCTTCATACTTCTTCATCATTTTAAAAGACTCTTTTCTATCGCAATCATGAAGCAAAATAATAGCGTTTTTCTTAGCTACATCAAAAGCTACTTCTAAGCACGCATCTCTATGTTCACCATCAACTAAGATAAAATCATACTTAGCTTGAGTACGTGGATAATTTATGTATTCACTCATATCTTGTTTAAGAATAATTTCCGCATTTTCTGGCAAACGATCAGATAATAATTCTACATAGTCTCGCTTATGCTCTAACGCCGTCCATACTTCAGCAGTAGGAACCAACTTAGAAAAGAATACAGTTGAATTACCTGAACCCCATTCTAAAATTCGTTTAGGTTGTTTCTTCGCAAGAAGTGCAGAAATAATTTCAATTTCATCAGAACTCATCATAGGAAGCCAAGTATGCATGTCAAGAATTTGCATACTTATTCCAACAGTTAAAACCCAACTGCTCAGGTGTCAATTCTTCAACTTCTTTTCTAATATATTTTGAATGTATTGATAAATCTGCTGTATATGGTGATCTATCATGCCTACCTTTAATCATATTTAAAAACTTTTGAAATGAAGCTTCTTCGGAATCACCAAAATCAAACGAGCCAAAATACTTTTCATATGCTTGTGACATACGCCAAAACTCTCTACGTGTAAAGTCTTCAGTCTTAAAAAAGTAATCGTAGTTCCAATATGAAAATCTTGTTTTCATTGATTTTAAACTCTTACCATACAAAAGATCATAAGAATCTTGGGGTGCTTCATGATCATTTGAACCGTAATAGTAAACTTGTTCAGATCCCATGACTACTATGGGAAAACATAAATCAGTCCTTTTATCAATGTTTTTACCAAATCGTATATTTTTATCATTTCTAAATAATATCTCTTGTCCACCTTTTTCAAAGTATTTACCTTGATATGTAAAGCTTTTCTTCTGCATAGTAGCACCCTGGCAATCACTAGGTAAGTCTGCTAACGTCTGGCGTAATCCTTGAAAGTCGTTCTCATGAATCAATTGGTCAATGTCTAGTTTTAATATCCAGTCTCCAGTAGCTTGAGATAAACCCGCATTTAAATGTCTAGGAAGCTCAATCCAATTCCAATTATAAGGCCAAGGCAAATGCACAACTTTAAATTTATTGCCAAAATGCAAATTTGTATTTAAAACTTTTTTTTCACTTCCATCAACAATAACAACCTCATCTGCTAAATCTTGATAGCATGAAAGTGCTTCAATCCATCTATCTTGTCTCAACGAGGGATTAGTGATAGTAGTTAATATGGTTAACTTCATTTTACTTTCAATAAAACAGTAAATTCATGCATTTTATCTATTCGATCCCAAACCTTAATAACTTGAAATAAATCATCATTAAATAGATCATCAATATCATCAATTTCAAAACTATTTCGATCAGACAACGAAACACCAGTTCCTGAAGACATACCGAGTACTAAATATCCTCTACAAACTCTATGCCACTCTTTAAGTGTCTTTTGAACATTAAGTGCATGATCTAAAGAATTTGAATACACTAAATCAAATTTGTTTTCCCATTCTTTAGGTAATTTTGTAAAATCAAAACAATAGCAGTTAGTACCAACTTCTGTAACTTTAGGATTTATATCGACACCATAAAGTGCAGTATTTTTTAATGAATATAATTCTTTAAAAGCGACATACTCATTACCATTCCTGATTCCCATACAACAAATAGATTTAGGAATGTCAATCATTGACAAGATATCATTTATTATCAATTTAAATGTATAGACATTATTCCAAAATGTACTTGAATTCCACTTTCGATCAGATCTGCTTATTTGAATATGCTTGTAATCTTTATAAGTAGATTTAGGTGCAGTTTTCATACGAGTAATCGTCTAATGCCTTCTTCTAATCCTACACTTGGCTTCCACCCAATAAAAGCACTAGTTCTAAATATATCTGCTTGCTTTCGTAATTCTTCAAAATCACCACGTGGATTAGGGATAACATGATTAACAGGATAATTAAAGCGATCTTGTGTAACTAGTTGTGCAATCTCATTTATAGATGTTTCAACACCAGTACCAACATTAAATTTATGCGCACCTCTTAATGAATCTCGTTCTATACCAAGTAACGCATTTCCAGACATAATAATCGCTCTAACAACATCTGAAACATGCGTATAATCTCTAGTTTGATTCCCATCACCAAAAATAGTTAATGGTTCATTGTCTTCTTTCATTCTCAAAAATTTACCAATAACTAAAGCATATGCACCTTCTGTACTCTGTCTCTCACCATAAACATTAAAAAATCGTAAACCAATTGAACTTACACTAAACAAGTCATAGAACATCCGTGCATACTGTTCATTCATTACTTTGTGTAAAGCATAAGGACTCATTGGATGTGGTGTCATATTTTCATCCATCACATGTGTACCTTGTGTACCATATACGCTTGAAGATGAAGCATAAACGACATTGTAGATTCCTAGCTGTCTACAAGCTTGAAGAATGTTTAAAAAGCCTGTTACATTTGTATCATGTGTTCCTACAGGATCTTGAACAGATCGAACAACACGGGGCAACGCTGCAAGGTGATACACCATATCAATACCATCTAAAGCATTAAAAACATCTTTCCCATTACGTATATCACCTGGTAGATATGTAGCACCTTTATTTAAAAGCATTGCTACATTTTTAACACTTCCAGTTGAAAGATTATCTAAAATACGTACTTGATGATCTTCTGCTAAAAGACCCTCAGCTAAATGTGATCCTATAAAACCAGCTCCACCTGTAACTAGACATTTCATTCTTCCGCCTTAGTTGAAATAATTTCTTTAAATTGTTCTTTATGAAGTCTCTTAAGAAATCCGATAACACTACGTCTAAATGCAACTTTTTCCATGTAAGACATCATACGGGGAAAACTCTTATTCATTCGTTGAATTCGTACTAATGTATGTTGCAGACCACCTTCATTTTTAGAAAAATCTGCAATAAAATCTAGTTTTTCAGCACGCCAGCACTGCATCAATGGAACAAGTTTTTTCTCTTGATCTTTTCTAAGTAAATTCATAACAACATTTATATCTAAATTCCTAAAGTTAACATCTTTATATGAACGTTCATAATAAGCTGATCGTATATGCTTTATAACCTTAGATGAACATTTAAACTTATCAGCTAACTTTTTATGCAAAGCACTATAATCTTTCTTCTCAGTAGTCTCATCACTAGACTTAAGTGGGATATCAAGAAGGCCACTATAAAATACAGAATCAGCAGAAAATCCCTCATGTCGCAAATAATCTAAAATTAAATCACCCCATACAAAACGATTAACAAAAATATATCGCAGTTTCAATTTGTGTAATTCGTCAGCTAAACTACGTAAACTATCATTAAAATCTGCAGAATGAAAATTATACTCACTTAATTTTTTACCATTTTTAATAATATGTAATTCTATAGCAGTTACAAAAGTAAGTGCTGATATAGAAATATACGCATAAGGTAAATCATTTTTTGTATCAGTACTAGCATCTAATTTAGTATTAATCTTAATTTTCTGATGTTCCATATTTACTTCTTCTCTGCTTCAGCTTCCGTTAACTCTTGAGAAGCTAAGATATCTTTATTTATATCTCTTACAGTTGTCATTAAACGAGTATCAATCCCCTGTTCATTAGCCCATTCAAGCCAAGCATTGATATCTTTTGGAAAACAAGCTCCCCCTACACCTCGATATCCCTTATGAAAGATATTATGATATTGCCTTCCCATAGGTGCGCCAACCCATTTTGAAGCATGTGAAGCTCTCATAACACGTTCATAATCTAAACCTTCTTCAACACAAACATCAAAATAATGATTAGCTTCAATTACTGCTAAAAATCCATGAAGATTGTTAATATATTTAAGTAGCTCTGCTTCTTTAGATGGCATAATTGCACCATAAGCTGAATCTGGAAGAATATTAAGAACATCAATAGCTACATCATAAGAATTCTCTGTATAACCTACAAATTGTCTATCAGGATTAATAAAATCAGCATATGCAGTAGCTTCTGAAAGAAACTCTGGATTAAATAACAATTTAAGATGTGAAAACATCTCTTGTAATCTGTTCGTTGTACCAATTGGAATTGTTGACTTAATAACAACAATAGTTCCATCTACAATTTCTTTAAGTACAGACTCAACAATTGAACCATCAAACCTTTTGTTTTGCCAGTCATAGGGTGTAGGTACACAAATAAAGACACAATCAGCGTTATTTACTTCATCTTTTTCTTCTTGAGAAGATTTACTATAACCATAAGTATCAAATCCATTTTCCGTAAAATAACGATACGTTGCAGTACCAACCATTCCTTTATGTCCAATTACACCTACAGATTGAATGTGTTTCATATGTTTGTAATTATAGTGTTTTCTATGGATTTATACAAGTACTTATTTATTCTATTGCATCACTATAATCTAATTTCCTACATTTAACCAAATAACCAATATCAAATGGAAGCTGGGAATGTCTAACTGGATGCATACCTTCAACTCTATAAAATGCTTGTAATTCTCTAATACCTGCAGTAGCTTTACGTTCTGTAATCTGTATATTGTCAAAACCAACTGATTCAAGATATTTCAGTATTACAGCTCGTGTATAACGTAAGTAATCAATTTCAACTGGATTATGAACTGGATAAATTGCAGGAAAAGATATGTAAGCAACACTATCATTAGTCATTAAGTCATAAATATTCTGAATAGCTTGTACTGGATTCCAGACATACTCAAAAACCTCTAAACAAAATAATGCATCAAATTTAAAAAAAGAAAGTGGATACCCTTGAATACTAGCCTGATCTATCAGTGGTAGATTAATATCAAAAGGAATATAAGATTCTTTTGCTTCTTCAGCGCCAGTATCTAAATAAACCCACTCATGCACTTGATTTTTTCTAATACGATTCTTCACTGGATTAGAAGCTCCACCTAAATCAACTGCCCTAGGAACATGCAAATCCACCAAACTAATCCACTGCTCTAATTGTTCTCGATAATATGACATGATTATTCTTTCTCAAGTTCACTAGGATCTGTAACAACAACAGTTCTTGTTGTAAGGATACTTGAAGCAATGCTTACAGCATTTTCTAATGCAGATCGAACAACTTTAGCAGGATCTATAATTCCCGCTTTAATCATATCCTTTTGTTGTCCATCTATAACATCAATACCTATACCGTATTCTTCTGGTATATCAGTAATGCCTATCCCTGAATTATGCATTAAAACTCTAAAAGGTTCTCTAACAGATTCACAAACAAGACCATATCCACTTTGTATTTCATCATCTTCATCCAATGGAAGTATTAAATTCTTAGCTAAATGCGGATAAATAATAGCTCCACCAGGGAGAATGCCTTCTTCTAATGCAGCACGTGTGGCTTTAACGGCATCAATAGCACGCTCTTTCTTTTCTTTCATTTCTATGCTTGTTCTTGCACCTACATTTAAAATTGCTACACCCGTTGTCAATTTAGCTAAACGTTCTTTTAATAACTGCGTTTCAATCAAGCCTAAGTTTGACTTAGATAATCTAGTACGTATTTTTTCAGCCTGAATCCTAACAGCGTCTTCATCATTCCCACCAATCAGCTTAGTAGTTTCTTTTGAAGAAATAACTTTTTTCAAAAATCCTAAATCTTCAACTTTGATGTCTTCTATAGACTTTCCAGTACTATGAGAAATAATAACAGCCCCTGTTAACGCTGAAATATCTTCTAAAATACCTGTTGCGTTATCACCGTAGCTTGGTGTTTCAACTGCTACAATATTTAAAGCACCACGTAATTTATTAACTACTAAACTAGCTAAAGCCTCACCATTAATTTCATCAGCAATGATTAACATAGTTTTTGATTTCTCAAGAAAACTCTTAAAGAAAGATTCCATAGGAGCTAAAGTAGATAACGGCGCATCAATTATGAGAACATAAACATCTTCTAATTCAGCTTCTTCACTTGTGTTATTAATAAAAAACGGTGACGCATATCCACTATCAATTTGCATACCTTCTTGGAAGTCTAATACAAGATCACGTCCCTTACTTTCTTCAACTTCAACAACACCATCCTTACCTACTTTAGTAAAAGCTTCTGCAATCAATTTCCCAATTTCTTCATCTTGTGCTGAAATTGTTGCAACTTGTTCCAAATCCTTAACTTCAATAGATTTTTCTTTTATTTGCTTAACAAGATCATTAAGTGCAAGTAGCATACCTTTACGCAATTTCATCCCACCTATACCTTTTGCTAAGAGTTTATTTCCCTCTTTTACAAGATAATGGGTAAGTATAGTTGCAGTAGTAGTTCCATCACCAGTTACATCTTCAGTCTTCATTGCTGCTTCTTTAACAAGTTGAACACCTATATCTTCAAAAGGATCACCAACCTTAATAGACTTAGCCACTGAAACACCATCATGAACAATGCGTGGTAAGTCATTTTCTTGCCCTAGAGCTACATTATTTCCTAAGGGACCAAGTGTAGAACCAACTGCCTTAGCTAATGTTGAAATTCCTTGCAGAAGCTTTTCATTTGGATCAAAAGAAATTAGTTTATTGGTAAGTTTATTATTCTTCATAACGCAGTAATATATCCTTTTCTTCTATTAATACTAACTTTGACTCTGGTACATCTTGTTTATTCCAACGCTTATAAAGAACCTTATCACCAATGTTAACAAGTTCACTATCAGTTGCCTTTACTGTACCAATAGTAGGAACCTGCTTATCTGTTAATTCAATTGCACTAGATGATTTTGGAATTGGTTCAATAAGAATATTCTTATTAAGAGGTATCATAGACATAACATTGCTTTCTCTAATCTTTTAATTTATTTGCTTTCCTTATAATATTTTGTTAATACCTAAAATGCAAGCAGCTATTGAATATACTCTAAAAAACGTTCATGCAAAGAAACTGCAAGACCATGAGCTGTATTTAAATGATGCTTCTTTGAAGATCAAGTTATACCAATTCTTTGTGAAGCAAGCAAATGTGTATCAAGAGATTTAAGATCACGCCTAAACAAGCTATAAAATTTACTAGACCGTTCTATATGAACAACTGGATAAGCCGTTCTATCTCTATGTAAAAAGCCGAGCAGAGCTTTTATCATATGCCTCCTTATTATTTTTTATACACGCCGTTTAGCACCCCAAATTTCATTTTGCAATCTCCCTAATAATCTGTAACCTTTCACTTTTGCATACTCAACGACTCTTTGTGCATTTATACTTACTTCTTCAGCAGTAACACCTTGAGGCATTAAACATACTTGATCAACAGGAATTCCATATTCTTCCACCCATTCTTTTTCAATTTCATCAAGATCAGAATCATGCATGACAACAAACTTAAAAAGAGTATTCACCTTTACTAACGCTTGAATAACATCTTTTTTTCTTCTGACTTGATCTATATTCTGACTATTTCGTAATTTAGGGGAACAATTAAACTGTGCATTAGCTAATTGCCATTCAGTAGGCATGATCGTCCCATTTGTTTCAATTTCAAGTATCCAATCAGCACCTAACCTCTGCATCAAGCTATCAATTTGATCTTTCTGAAGAAGTGGTTCACCACCTGTAACAATTAAACGTTTCTTAATACGAGCTAAAGTTCCCCATGAAGCTCGTATATTTTCAGCAGTTTGATCAATTGTCCACTGTCTAGCTTCAGTCCAAAATTCAGGTGTTTTTGGATTCCAGGTATACCATGCGTCACACCAAACACATCTTAAATTACAAACATGCAACCTTAAAAATACACAAGGCATTCCCATTGTTTTACCTTCACCTTGAATCGTATAAAACACACCATCACCACTTACTCTAAAATGATCTTTGTCAAGTCTTACATTTTCAGGCTTCATTATCTCTTTGGGAACTTCATTATCATCAAATTCAAAAGACCTTTTCAATTCTGGATCAAGAGTTTCTTCAATACCATCACCTAATAATTGATTTATTCGCTCACTGCTTTTCATATTATTCCATTAGTAAAGGACTTTTCATAAACAATTTCCAATACAATGTTTTTTCAGTTTGATAACCACCATCTGTTGTTTCTGAATGTTTTGTAATTTTTGTACGTAACTGATAAACGTTACCAGATTCACTTAACGCTAAAATCCCATAATCGTCAGGAGTATCTAATATCTGAATTAATTTATCGTGCATTTAAAACCTCCTCAAAAAACTCTGCATAATCTTTTGCCATACGATCTAAAGAAAAATACTCTCTACCCTGTACATTATATAAATTAATCATTTCAGGCGTTCCACCACTCATGTTTGGCCTATAGAATTGGACACCTGAACATAGTGCTTCAAGATATGTATTTGAAAAAGCATCATTAAAATAAGTGGCCATAAGCCACCCACAACTTCTTAAAAGTGTAGACATTTGTTCAGGCTCATCTATAACACCAAGGTAGCGAACATTCTCACCCCTAAAGAAATCAAAGTTATTATTACGAACATCATCTGAAAATCTACCTACAATCAATAACTGAGCATCCTTATTTCTTTTCTGTATGAGTTGATACTCATACCAGGCTACTTCCCACATCTTTGTTTCATCTCGAGAATACCTGGAGTATAAATACACATCATCTAACGTACCAGATTTACTATACTGAATATGATCACCAGTAGCTTTAAAAACGTCTAAATCAATACCGTTATAAATAACAGATTGCTTTAACTTCTGCTCTGGATCAATAAAATCTTGTAAGTAAGATTTAGCCCAAAAGCTTTGCCAAATAATAGCATCTGCTTGTTGCGAAAAATTCTTTAGCCTAGATGTACCAGATCCCCTATTTCGTGAATTTCTTGGAACATTATCAAGCCTAATTACAGTCTTAACATTACTATCACGTAATGCTCTAAAAGTTTCTTTAGTAATCATTGTTACACCTGAAATGAGTGCTAAATCAGCTTGAAAAGGATCATCAACTACAACAACACCTAAATTCTTCAAACCTCTTGCTAGATTACGTTGAAAAGTAAATCCGCCACCTAATGTTTGTTTACTATCAACTGGAAGTGCAACTTTCATAATAATGAACTCCTACAATTTACATGCTTAGGAGGTGCAAACTCCGAAACATTTTTTATTTTCAATGTTTCATTCAATTTCATGGTTTCAGGTAAATAAACTATTTTTCTTCCTGTATCTTCAAAAGATTGTTCTTGTTCATCTCGTGACTTCTCCCATAAACAAGGATTCATTAAAATAAAATCATTAAAAGCAACTTGATTCATAAGACTAATAAATGCTTTTGACGGATTTGGAATTGGTACAAATATCATGACTGCTCTCCAAGTTCACAAATATTTTCTTTTGATAATTTACTACGTTCATTAGTAAATGTTTTATAAGGAACACATACGCACCGATCTTCTATAAACTCATTAGACAATACTTGATTATTCTCATAAACTCTTCCTTGTTCTCGTAGCTGATACTGAAGTTCTTCAATACGACCCTCATACATCTCAACTAAGGGAATCAATACAACTTCACGGCTAGTATTCTCTAAAGTTATTACACGTTTAGTAAGTGAATAAGCATGAAGCAATAAAGAAAAATATGAAGCACTTAAAATAACAACTGCTATTAATAACGATTTTAATAAAAGCTCTTGTTTTAACATTAAATCTTTAAACATATCAATTTTCCTTATCTACAAGATGTTCATAGTTTAGCTTTCTTAGCATAATCTAAAACTTGATCTAAGACATCCCATAAACCATTTGTATCAATTTCTTTAGAATGTCCCCAGATATTAATATAACCACCTTCTAATTTAGCTGTATCAATAGTACCTTTAGCAAAATCTAAAACTGATAAATTCTCATATTCAGGACGTTGAAAAATATGAATTGTTCCAGGCATTTCTAATTTATTCTTAACTTCTCGAACTCCTGGTTTACCTGTAACACGTGCTTCAGTGTATCCAGCACGTCTAACCATTTCTTTTACACGTTCATCAACACGCCCACGAGGATAGCAAAACTTAGAAATATGATGCCCAAGAACCGTTTCAATCATATCTTTAGAATTTACAACTTCATAAAATAAATCTTCTTCATAAAGTTCTTTTAAATCAGCAGGATGGCTCATAGTGTGTGAACCTATTTCAAAACCACGTTGATCTAATTCTTTTATGTTCGCCCAAGTTAAGTAACCTTCTTCACCTACTCGATCAACAATAATATAAAACACCCCTGGCAATGAATACTTAGTTAAAATATCTGCAATGCGCATATCATTAATTCCACCATCATCCCAAGAAGTAGCAAGTTCAAATTCAATTCTAATTGGTTCAGGAACTTCTCTTGTTAGATCTTTCTTAAAACTAGCTTTTGTTAATGCCATATTAAGCTCCTTCTACTGCCATTGAATCTTTATTTTCTAATTTCTTATCTTCTCTAATTTCATGACGTAAATTAGATACTATTTCATCTAATTTTTTCTCATCATTACAAGAACTATACGATAAGTTTAATCTAACTACACCTACATCTGAATTACGAGGAAACTCAAAATTAATTTGAAAACTAGACAGTAGCTTAAAATCACCATTGAAATACTTCTTCAATACAGCATTAATTTGTTCTTCAGCCCATTTAATAGCTTCAATTTTTGCGTCTCCTTCAGGTGTATCACGAACAATTGTTAAATTATTCATATAATGTCAGGATTTATTACTATAAATCCCCCATCTTCTTTTATTAAACTATTACGCTTAAGTAATGTTATAGCAGAAGCGAATCCAGAAGATTTAGAAGAAATACCTACTAATGTTCTAATCTGATGTTTAGTAAGTTTAAGTCCTTGCTTCTGATGAAGTAATTTTAATATCTTTCCTGCACTATTATTTCTACCTATTTTTTCAATCCACATTTCAACAACATCTGAACTTTCTTCAGTAAGTTTAACTTTTGATGGTAATGGATTTCCTTTTAATACATGTAATGCAAGCCTCACCGTTTCTTCAAGATCATCAATATGTTGCTTCTGTCGCTCAATAGTTCGATCTTTTAATGCATCAGCATCAGGATCTATACCATGCTCATTCAATATTTTTTTAATAATTTCTTCAGCAGATAATCCTACAAATTCTTCAGCCATCTTTATATTCTTAAGTGTACCCCTACCTTTAATTGGTTTATTTATTTCTTCAACAGACCTTTCAACTTTAAATGAATTAATAAATTCTTGTATATCTGCTTGCTCAAGTTTCGGAAATTCAAGTGTTAAACCTAATTTTTCTCTATCTGGATGAAGTGTTTCACGTTCTCTAATTTTAATACGCTCAAACTTTTCAAGCCATTCAGGACTCCATATCCAACCCTCACCTGTTGGAAGTGACGGTAAACTCATCCAAAATGCATCAAAGTTTTCTTGTGACGCATGTACTTCTACCCAATCACGTAATGCTAAACGATCTTGAGGAGCTACATTTCTAAATGCTAGGAGAGTATCTATCTGTGTTAAAACGTCTTTGTTTATAGTTGCTGCACGCTGATTAATCAAGGTAACACCTAACCCCCGATTTCGACCCATTACAACGAGTGCTTCAACTGCTGAAAAACATCTTCCAATGTCTCCGGTTACTCTCTGGGGAACAAACTCGTGCGCTTCTTCAATAAATACATGCCTTGGTGTATTGTTGATCTTTATCAATTCTTCTGAAAAATCTGCAATCAATTTACGTTGTCCTTTTTTACTCATTCCAAAGGTTGAGATAACACAAGAGATATTATTAGAAACAACTGCTTGCGCAATTTGCTTACCCATATCATCAGTTAAATGAATATCTGCATTTTCAAGTACACCAAAAACAACTACAGACAAACCCTTACCCATATCTTTTGAATAACGTAAACCCCAGTGAACATCTATGGGATCAAACACAATAAAGGGAATGTTATTCTTAAACATCTCCTCTTCCATTACACCTGCAGTATAAGATTTACCTGCACCACGCTTAGCTAAAATTGCAAAACTTTTAGTTGCTGATTCAAGTGGTAATTGAATTGAACCTAAATCTAACATATCATTTCCTAAATAAATTCAATAATTTTTTATATAACTTAACAATAAATAATTTTTCTATTTTTTCTAATTCAGCTAATTTTTTTACTACTCTTTTATGTGCTTCTATTTCATGATCTAAATCTCTCCGTATTTCTTTAGTCTTAATATCAATCAACACATCTATAACAGGCAAAGCTAATCTAGCATCGTCATGATTAACAAAATAAGTTTCAGTTTTTATAATTTCCCGAAAATCTTTGTAATGATAATCAACTCGATCAAAAACTTTATAACCCTGAATAAAATCGTTATCACGAAATTGACCAGAAAGAGGATCATTAAAACCAAGCTTAATATGTTGCAAATCATTTGAATACTGATCTTCTGGTAAAGATACAAGTAATTTCTCAAATTTAAGTATAATTACATTATTCTGTTTTGGCATCTTTCCTCCAGAAGTGAAACCTATTTTTTGGTTCGCTTAAATCACCTGATTCTAGTTTATTAATCATAATACCCAAAGTTTCATGGCATTTTTTTAAATACTCTAAATGGCTTAAATCATTTTTAGTACTACGCCAGCCAACTACATTAACAGTACCTTCGCTCTCTAAGCTAACTTTAAAATCAGCACCACTATTAAATAATTCTTTTAAGCTAACTGTCCCTGCTTGTTTAATTTCCATAAACTTAATCTCCTATCTTTTGCAATACACAATGAATATTACCTTTTGAATTTGTAACTAAATCTTGAACAGACCATTTACCAAACTCATCATAGCTATCCGTATTCACTCGATCAAACATCCTAAAAGTTTCTTCATTAAAGAATGTCTTATGAACTAAATACCAAGCTTCAGGCCTATCTTTATGGGGTACAGCAATCCTGAATAAACCACCATTTTTAAGTAACCTATGAACACCTAAAAAGATAAGCTTCAACTGATTCTGATCAAAATGCTCAAGAAAATGATTCGCCATGACTTCTTCATATATATTTTGATGAGGAAAATCTTCATAAAGAAAATGAATAATATCTGTAACAAATAATTGACCATAATCAACAATATCAAGACCAGAATAATCTGGATAAAGTTCTTTCCAATTAGACCCACAACCAATATTTAGTTTCTTTACAAACATATTATTTTTTATCTTTCTTTAAACCATCTTTTAAAAGCATCTCATATGTAATTACGTCACCACCACAATAAGTATCATATTTAATAGCAACTTTTATAGCTTCTTCTGTAGATGCTCCTTGACTTAAAGCACCTAAAGCTAAAAACATACCGCATCCAATAGCAGAAAATTCATTTATTTCATTAACATCAAGACAATCTGTATGAAATATATGATCTTCAAAAACAATAAGAAAATCATTATTAAGTTTAAAGTCGGAATCTTTTTTCTTAGCCCAATCAAGAAACTCTGATAAGAACTCTAGAATACCTTCAACATTAGCACTTGCTGGCTTTCTATTCTTACAATAAATTCTAAACAGAGAAAATGCATAAGTATATCCTGCAGTTCCAACAAGCATATTCTCATTACGAAAAATCTTTGCAGGTTCTTTAGAAATTTCATCACCTGTAACTTTATTACCCCAACCAATAGTTACTTGATTATCAGCACTCATTACAATTTTATCTTTTAATCGTTTAACTGCTACTACACTCATAACATACCTTTCTTATTACTCAATAATTATCATTACTCAATGCAGGTTCATATAACTCTGGGCAACAGAGTGAAGTATTCCCAGAAGCTAAAACATTACACGCTAAACAGCACCAGTGATACCAATTACCCTCAACACAACAGGAATCGTCTTTACCATGCCCTCGCCACTTATCATAGCTTGAATCTTTAGGTGGATTCATTAATATCTCTTTAGCTTTAGGATTAAATAAACCTTCTACACCAACTGCTCCTGAAAAATTATAAAACTCTCCTCGTCTAAAATTTACCCGTTTCGCACCACCTACATAATTTTCTAATAACTTAACATCTTTAACTGTGTAATCAGGTATGTTTTCTAAATACAAATTTTGTACAAAAACTCTAGTAATTGGTGCATGAAGAATACGTAAAGAAAGATCAATAAGTTCAGCCCAAGACAGATGTGGGTTGTCTTCTTTAGTTACCCACCAATCATCTAAACTTCTACTTAAACGTAAAATAGTATTAAGTTTTGTATAACCAAGCATATCATCAGTAAATGCCTCATCTGCTAAACTATAGCCAGCTCCAGGATATTCAAATAATGAATACATACTTGATAATAGTTTATTTTTAATAGTTGACATACTTATATATCACTTTCTGCCCAAGTCTTACCATTGCATTCATGCTGGACACAATTAAACTGGCAATTATCAAACAAAATTAATCTTCCGTTATGTTCTTCACAATAAATTTCAGTAGTTGAACTATGATCATGTATGAGTGTTTCAAAATCTTCTACAGATAAAACAACCAGTTCTTTCTTTTCTTTACCTAATTCAACTGAAAGAACAGGAATACGACTTTCTATTATTGCTTCTCGTTCAATCTTATTAAATATTTTTAATTTAACTGAAAAACTTTCTGCGTCTGTTTTCTTATTTTCAATCAAAAAACATTTAGTTTTATTATCGCCTTTTGCAAACCATAACCCACCGCTTCTAGGAGTTCCTTTAGCCCCAAAACGTTTTTGATCCTTCTTTTCTTTTGATAAACCCTTTTGATAATTTGTCATATAAGCTCACTCACTTTTGAAACCATATGATCTATACTTAAAAATCTATACTCCCGATCTTCCAGATAATGTATATAACCGAAAATACGCCAATCAGAAACACGAGAATATAGTGCCTTCTCTGCCTCTTCTTCCCAAAGAAGAATTTTAGATATGTCATGTTCTCTCAACGCATCAAAAGTAATTTCTAAAAGTGGATAAGCTCGAAGCGTGGTAACAAAATTGTAGGGCATCACTACTTTACAAAATAAGCCATCAACTATAGAACCAATTCTAACTTCTCGATTCAAAGTAGGATCAAATACTTTTAATTCCATATCATGCTCTTTTCTCTAACTGTATCATCAACTGCGCTCTTTTTTTCATTGCCTTATGTAACAAAACCTCTAGGGCGTGTATCGGACTACAAATTCCACAGTAGTCTTTACAGTTGTGTGTGAGGTGTGTTTCTGTTTGTGATTTACGTTCAAGATGTTTCTCCACACTTATTTATCTAATTGCTATATTTATTCATAATTTTATTAATTATGTTTCTCTTTAAATCAACTGCAGTATCAACTGCATCAATATAACCATTTACATTATCAGTATTTTCAAACTCACTCATTAAAAATGTAGTTAGATTACCCCTTGGTTGATATTCCATAAGAATAAAACCATAGTATAAATTCAGTGTTTCCATTAAAGTATTAAGAATTTCATGCGTAGCATTTTCATGACTGATACCAATATTACGATATGAATTAAGCCACATCTTTAAATTCTTCATCTCAAGAACTTTTTTATTAGGAACTGTAATTAAGTGAACCGTAGCATGATCTGGATAACCAGAACGAGGACAAAGACAAGTAAACTCGGGAAACTTTTGATAAATCGCTTGAGGTTTTTTAGGAGCATCCCATAACTCCCAATTCTTAGGATCTGCATAATGTGCTATCTCCTTTAAACCATATTTAATAGTTTGTTTAGTTACTTTCTTAGGCATATTAGTATTTAATAGGATTTCTATGGTTTTTGCAAGAACTAATTTTATTTCTAAGAATGTTTTTCATATTCATCCTCTAGGTAGCTAATAATTTCATCAAAACAATCTTTACAACATTTTTGTGAATTTCCCCAAAAATAAAATGTATCTCCCTCATCAATAGAACACCCATCAAGATCACATTCAGATTCACGATAAGCAATGTATTCTTTCTTACCCTCAAAATCTGATTTTAATACATCAATAATTTCAAATATTTTTAACATGTTGTTTAAACCAGTTATAATACTGCTCTTTATTTTTTTCTTTAATAATCATTATTGGCATATCAAGTTTCTGAAGATGCCAATTCATTATGATTCTTCCAATACGACCATTACCATCTAAGAACGGATGAATATGCTCAAAAGCTACATGGTACTGCATAGCTAAATGTGTTTTCTGTGAATCTTCTAAAACTGATTTTACCTTAATAGTACTATTGATAGCTCTAATAATAGTATCTAAAGAAGATGGTATATTAGCCCAATGAGTAGCAAGATTCTCTTTTTTAAACTCTCCTATAAAAACAGGTTCTTGTCTAAATACACCTCTATGTTTTTTCGCTAACTTCTGATTTTCCATAAGTATCTGATGTGCTTCTCGAATGAGTCTACTCGTTAAAACATCTTCAACGATAAGATGATTCCACGAAGCAATAGCACAATCAATATTTGCAGAAGCACCTTCAATGAAGTTGGATTGCTGTAAAAACTCTAACAAATCATCTCTATAATCGAAAACTGAACTACTCATTTTAAATCCACTTCTTTCAATCTAACTACTTTAGGTACTGACACTTCATAAGCTTTAACTACCTCAAAAATTTTAGTTCCTACACGTGCGCCACCATCTAACTGCTCAAATTTTAAAATCTGCGCTTCAGCTTCTTGACGTGTATTAAATAGCATAGTTGAAATTGTGTAAAACTTCTGTTTAGTAGCCATATATCACTTTCTCCTTACTGTCTTTTTTCGAGGAAGCACTAGCCTTAGTTACCATATCCTTATCCTTCAAGCCAGATTAACCAACGCCATCAAAAATTTCTTTTCTAGCTTCCTCGAAAAAAGCAGTATTATTTAATAATTCTTCTTCCATCAATTCACGTCCTCTAAATGTATGCTCATTCAATGAATAATAAGGACCCTTCCTAGTAATAACATTACGTAAAAGACCAAGTGAAAACAATTCATCAACTTTATCAAGTTCACCAGTTTCATATATAAATTTAAAGTAGCCTTCTCTAAATGGAATATCTGTTTTATTTTTAACAATTTTAAACTTAACAACTTGACCAATTTTCTTTTTCTTATCTTCTTCATCAAGTAAGTATTCACCACGTCTAATATCTGCTCGAACTGAAGCATAAAACTTTATAGCCCTACCACCAGGAGTATATTCTGGATTCGCATACATACCAGCACCAGGATTCATACGCAACTGATTAATGAAAATTAAAAGTGCTTTATTCTTATTAAAATAATTCAACTTACGGAGTGCTTTTGACATAGCAGAAGCAACTGTTGCCATCTGCCCTTTTTCATCAAGTGGCTTCTCAATTTCATACGTAGGAATCATTGTAGCTATCGAATCAAATACAATTACTTTAATATCATCTGGATACTGCTTAAGCAGACTACACGCTAAATCTATAACTTTTTCCAATACATTTTCCTGTGAAAGAATTAGCTTACTTGTATCTACTCCAAGATGTGTTGAAAACTCTTTATCAAATGTATTTTCACAATCCATATAAACACAAAGAAATCCTGCCTTCTGTGCTTCAGCAATAGTTTTTAAACATATAAGAGATTTACCAGAAGATTCAGGTCCAAACAATTCAATAATTCTACCCTGAGGCCAACCTGCTTGTTTTGTTTGTTTATTTGTACCTAACGCATAGTCAAGAAATAATGAACCAGAAGACAATCTTTGTATTTCAGAATACTTTAAGTTACTAGCGAAGTCTAAAATATCTTTACCATACTCTTTATTTATTTTCGCAACTAAAGAAGTAACATCAGTATCATCACTCATATTTCTTATATTTTATACGGATTTATTAAAATTACAATAATCAAAAAGAGGATACTAGTATAAGTAGCATCCTCTTTTCAACGCTGTTTCATTATTCGACTACCGATTATCTATCAATAACAAAATTCTTCTTGCCTACTCGCTTAGTTATTTGTTCACCCTTAACGGAGGACTTCTTGCTCTTGGCCGTAATTTCTTGCTTAGGATGAATACTCGCTGAATTTTCTTTTTCAAGTTCTTCAGCTCTACGCATTTCTTGCTTAGGTGTACCCTTAGGTACTCGGTAAGTCTCTTTACCTGTATCAGGATCTATCGTTACTCTAGTCATGTCTCGTGGCATAAAGTTCCTTTCTTTGAATGCTCCTACTATACATTATGAATACAGTAAAATGCAACTTTACAGAAAAATAAAAGAACTCCATACTGTCAATATGAAATTTCTGGATGATATTCCTGAAAACATTAAATTCCAAGTAATGCGACAATTAGATGCCAATAGAACCTGGCGGGAGAATGACACAAGAAGGACAGTAAAAGATAGACTTATTGATGAATACTATGAACTTCTAGAAGAAATTGAACTTGATCGAAACATAGCTTTTTTAATCGCCTCTGAATGTGGCGATATTTTATATCTAGCAATTAAATACTATGAAATGGGTGGTGAACAAGATGATGATGTAGATTACGCAATTCAAGAAGCTTTAGATATTTGTGAACTAACAAGTCTCAACCCTACTCATTGCATTCTTATGAAAGTACTTAGAAATGATTTCAAATATGCACCGACTATTCAAAACAATGGCTACAAAATGACTGAAGCAACTATACTTAGTAAACAATTATATAAATCTCTAATTGGTGGTGATGCTGAATTCTCTCAAGCTTGGCTTGAATATGGTGAACAAGTAACGCACGAACAACCTGTAAAAAAACAAGAAACAAGATAATGTACGAAATATAAGCATTATGATGTAAACATTATGATGTTAAGAGAATGCAAGCACTCTCTTGACTGTTTCCACACTTGGTAGATCAGTTACACCTAGTATACCAAATCATCCTTTTATCCATCTATCACCTTCAACCATACTTGTTCTTAAAGGAACTCTAAGTGCAAGTGCATGTTCCATAATATCTTTTATAACTACTTTAACTTCTTCAATTTTATCAACAGGAGTTTCAACAATAACTTCATCATGAATCTGCACGAGTATATGACTATCAAATTCTTTCAATGCATAGTGAAGCTTTATCATGGCAATTTTTATTAAGTCTGCTGCACTTCCTTGTATTTTAGTATTAACTGATTGTCTAGAGATATTTCCAAACCATCTCCTATCTTGAAACTCGTGAAAATGCCTGCGCCTACCAATAATCGTTTCAACATAACCAGTTCTAAAAGTACTTTGCTGAACTCGATAAATAAATTGCCTAACCTGTGGATACCCACTTAAAAACCCTTCAATATATCTTTTACACTCTACCTCTGGTCTTTGGATAAGTTGCGACATTGTACGAGGTCCTACACCGTAAACAATGCCGAAGTTAACGTTCTTTGCAATACGCCTATCATCAATACCTAAGAGTTCCATTGTTTTACCATGGATATCACCATCAGTTAAAAAAGTATCTAGCATATGTTTATCTTGGGAAAAATGTGCAAGCATACGCAACTCTACTTGAGAATAATCAGCAATGATAAATCTATAACCTTCTCTTGGTACAAAAGCTGTTCGTACATTCCATTCATCATGTCTAGAAGGTATGTTTTGAAGGTTGGGTGCATTACTTGCAAGCCTACCCGTACGTGTTCCATGTTGTAAAAAATTAGCTCTAATAATATTTTCAGTTCCTGCTTGTTCTGCTAATGTCATGAAAAAAGTATTATTAACTTTATCTAAATCACGAAATTTAAGTAACATTGGAACAACGTCTGTTTCCTTCAATTTGTGTTTTCTAACAATTGTTTCTAAAACTTCATTATCTGTTGATCTTTTTTTACTAGCCGTTTCTTTTACAACTTTATACTTAAGAATATCAAAGAGTATTCTTTCTAGTTGTTTTGGAGATCGAATATTCAAAAATCTAGCTTCATTACTTGTCATATTCTTAGAAAGTTTATTAAGTATTCGTGCTTCTAAGCTTGCAAGTTCTTTATGTGCTGCTACAGAGCGTTCCTGAAGCCAAGAAACGTCTACTTGTATTCCCCTACTCTCCATATCCATAAGAACAGGAATAAGCTTTAATTCGACACGCTCATAAGCAACCTGCACATTTTCTTCTTCAAGTTGTGGATGAAAATACTTATACAGAGCAAAAGTATTCTTTACATCTTCACAACAATATTCAGCCATTTCTAAAACTAAATCTTCTTGTGTTGTAAATAAATCTGGAACACGCTTGACTTCATCATACTTTTTAGGAACCTTACCAAATATTTCTTTTGTAAGTACCTTTAAACCATGCTGACGATTCTCATCAACAAGCCAACTCATAATCATGGTGTCATGAAACTTCTTAGGAACAGGTAAACTATTCGCTAACAATAACTTCATATCATACTTAGCATTGTGGAAAACTACTGTTTTTTCAAACAATTTACTGAGAAAGTTTATGATATCCACATTGTTAATATTATGTGGAAAAGGAATATAGAATGCTTTATATTCTGTACCATAACCGATTCCTTCAATATTAGCTTTTGAAGTATCAAGTGAATCAGCTTCTAAATCACATGCAATCACAAGATCATCTGATAATTGATCTAAACTTTCATTCAGTAGATCTAAAGAATTAACCAATGTAAACATAATGATACTATTCTAGGGATTTCTACGGATTTATGCAAGTATCAATTCACTCACATATTTACTTTATAAAAAGCATTTGCAAATCCAGGCGGTGTTATAGCTCTAAAATCAGCATCTGTTTCAGCAGTGAAATCATCAAATGCCCTTATAAATTTCTTATGGCTCTTATGATTAAAAGCTATACTTGGTGTCTTTCTACCTGGTCTAATATAAAGTCCTTCAATTTTTGGCACATCTTCCCAATTAAAAAATGTTCTCTTAGGAATAATAAAATTTCCCCAAAGCATTGTTCTCTTAGTCCAACCATCACCAAAAAACCAAGGTTGAAATGTATACTGTGGTTTACCTAAAAAATCTTTTAATTTACCTACTGGATTTTCTAATGCATAAAACTTTGGGTTAGCTTTATTTATTATTCGTAAACACGCATAAACTATTTCCATACCTTCATCTAAATTTCTTATCAATTTATGATTCTTTGCAATTGAAAATTCAGTACACGGTGGAGCTGCTAAAATTCCATATACATTATCGGGAGGATCATACGTTAAAACGTCATGAAATGGCAAAGTAACTAGTCTTACGTCGTAACCAGCTTTTGCATAAGGTGTTGACCATGAACCAGTACCACCACAGAGATCTAATATAATTTTTTCATTATTAGACTTCAGCATAACTTGTAGAAGTCTCGTACATCTTAATGTAAACTACTAAATCTTCTTGAGTACCTATGAATCCTGCTTGTAATGTTTGTCGCATGTCCTCTACGATATTTTCAACGGTTGGATTATATGGAACCCATACTATTGAATCATCTCCCCATAACTTACACACTTTAGCTAAATCTATATTAAATGGATCACCTTCTTTAAGAAGCATCTTATGATCAAATCTAAAATAAAGTGTATCTTGAATAAGTTTTTTTAAATCACCAAAATCCATTAACATCCCATGATGATCAAGATCATCAACACTACCCTCTATAATTACTTCGCCTACATAATTATGCCCGTGTAAATGTCTGCATTTACCTGAATAGTCACTTAACCTATGACCAATTGATAGTTCAAAAGATTTAGCTATTCTCATACAGAAGCAGTTCTTGATCTTAAATCTCTAACAGTATCTACATAATCCTTAATGTTACCAATACTATATTCATCTTCTTCAATGTTATTCCAAAAAACATGCTCTAAAGTCTTGCATAGCTCTAAATCACCAAACACAAAATAAACGGGAGCTTTATAATCATAATTTATATCTTTACGCTCTAAATTAATCAAAGGCGCACCCTTAAATTTTAAAAAGGCTGCAAAATGCAAATCTTTAGTTGAAAATGTTTCGTTATTCATGATTTTTTCGTTATTATGTATAGTTTCTCACCATTATTAATTGCCATTTCTTCAGTAATACTTTTACGTCCACAAGTATCTTGTAACTCAAGCCATTTATCTATTCTAATTTTAATAAATATTTTTTTCTGTCTAGGTTTATAAAACCATAGTACCACATATGCTTCTAATTGTTTTAAAAACATACAATCAAATGGCTTTGGAAGCGTGAACATGTATGGTCTATCTTTTATCCAGGGCTGATCAGTTAACTTATGAAAAATACCTTTACTAGATTGAACATTTAATAAAGCTTCTACTTGATGTTCTTTAACAGAATCAAACGGAAGTGATGTACCTTTACAAATCTTTAATTCATAAACTTCTGAATTATTAGGAGGATACATGCTCAAATGATCACGAAACATCGTCTGCATCTGGGCCTCTTTCATAACATAGCCTAACTAAACTGCTTACTGTCGTTGCTTAAAGATATCAACAATACGCTTAATATCTGCACCTGTATAACGTCTATGACCTACACCTGTACCACCAGCACGAGTTCTTGGAGATTCAATTAGAGGAGGTCTTACAGCAGAACCACAATGAGTACAAACTTCAATTGGTTCAGTATATCGCTTACCACAATGATAGTTTAAACATTTATACGTTTCATAATCACGAATTGTATAGATACTATAATTCAATCCTAAATTCTTTAAGATTTCCATTAAGTCTGCAACACGATAAAATTTATCATCTTGCAATTCTTCTAGTGTTTTTACTGTTTGTTTATCTGCTCGCATATTCTTCCGTTTTCTTATTCTGTCTTACAGTTTATCCTAACTATTAAAATGTGTCAATTTTTTATAGTTGCTTTTTTCTACGTTTAGGTTTAGGGCCTGGTTTACTTCTATCTCGCATGTGTATAACTAGATTAGTTACCTTTTCCAATTGTGCTGTTACTTGTTCTAATTCAATTGCTATCTGATTATGAGAATCTACAAGTTGCTTTAATACTGCAGAAACTTTAATTGGATCTAAATCAGAAGATCTACCATCACGAATATAATCATGGAAATCTATACCACTCTTACGCTCAATTTTATCTACAATAATTATTGACATATACCTATTCTTTTCCTACTCCGATATCTTTAAAATCTGATACTACTTTCTTAACATCTCGTAAAAATTTATCATTCATATTCATAAACTCAAAGTTTAATCTTTCTAACAGATCATTTTCTTTGTATGTCAATGTTGCAAATAATAAAGATATCGCAATAAAGATACGGATAGGAAGATTAAGCCAAGGTAAAAACTCTACTACACATGGTTGAATAAAAAATAAAATTAACCCCAAATAAAAAATATGTTTATTATATTTCTTCAAAAAGTAGTAAACATATGATCTAGTTTTCAAAGTTTCTAACTGTTCTTTTTTATAAAGTTCAAAAACAACACGATCAGAATCAGTATAAGAAAACTTATTTTTAATAATATCTAAAAAAGAACTAACTGAATCAACTAGCTTATATAACACTGCAGATAGTTTCATATTATTTTTTTAATTTCTTTATTAACCTTCTTTGTTTTTCTTGCGCTCGTTTTTTAACAAGTACAAGCTTCACTCTTTCGTAACGCATTTTCATATTAAACAGTCGATCTTCAACCTTCTTAGCTTTATCTAAAGCATAATCAGATTTAATAGTAATACCTGCTCGCATTAAACTATCAAATGCTGTCATTGGCAACTTCATCATTATCTTATTACGTTTATCAATTAAGATAACTTCACCAAGTGCATATTGCCATTCATAGTTCTTTAGCTCTCTCTTTACCATATCATTTCAAGATACACTATACGTATAGTGTATTTACGTTAAAGTATTTAAATACTCTAACAACTGCTCTTTTATATTTGACCAATCAATAAGAACAAGATCATCTGGATTCAATTTAATCTGATATTTTTCAGCGTCAGAACTCCACTTTAAACCAATCTTTGGCTTAGGAGGAACTACTTGTCCAGGATTATTAATTTCTTCAATACCTCTAACACTTGCTTCAATTGAACCATCCATACCCTTATCGCTTAATGTAGCAAGCAACTCTTGGGGCTTATCTGATTTAGATGCTGCTAAATGCATCACACCCCAAGGAATAGAACCAATGTATTTTTCTGGCGTAAATTCAGGATCTTCATTAATGAACTTTCGATAAATGTAAACATACGCTTCTAAAGTTTTATGATTCTGCCTAATCTTTGAAGCATAATCTTTAAGATCACCATACTTTTTACTAACTGCGTCACCCAATTTACCGAGTATCCATTGCGTATAAATTTTAGTTTCAGAAACTTCAATACCCATTTGAATAAGAACTTCATAATCTGTATCTAGAAGATCATACTTATCAATATCCTGAACAACTGACACATGTACTTCTACAGGGTCAAATTGTCTAACGTCTGTATCTGAATTAGCATCTGCCATATCTACCCCTTTCGTAATTTATCTGATGCAGAAACAAGTTTATTTACTTTATCTGATATGTCTTTAAAACGTTTAGTTGCTTCTTCTACATCAGGAATATATGCATCTTCTGGAATCATACTAACTAAACTTTGTACAAAAGCATCTTTAACATCAATACGTCCTTCATCTACAGGCACTTCTGATAAAGTTCCTACTAATAAAAGCCCATCAATAATACCTTCAGTCATAGCTATTTCTAAATCTCGTGGTGATGGATGCCTTTTAATAGATAACCCTATAGATACAGCCATGAGCAATGTTATTTGTGCTTGAATTTTTAATGAATTAAAACGCTCAAATTTCATATGTTCTTGTATTTTATACGGTTTACTTCAATTTTTCAATAGTCTAAAAGTTGAGTTTGAATAGATTCATTTGCTTGGGCTTCTGCTTCTTCTGAAGCTAAATCAATAAACCTACCACCAGGAAATTCAAATTTCACCTTAAACTTACCTACAGAACCATGTCTAACCTTACGTAACAATATATTTCTTTCATCAAAAGCATTTTTATCTTTCTGAATCCAAATACCTACATCAGCAATTGCAGCAATTTCACCAGCTCCTTTGTATTCAATAGCTTCCTTACTCTGCCAACCTGCAGATGTATTTGAAACTTGTGAACCAATAAGTTGCGTAGTCGATAACTCTTGCCCAAGTTGTTGCAAGCCTACTGCAGCTTCACCCATACGATCATAAATACTTCCACCACCACGTAAATTCTGAATGAAATCAACAGCGATAACATTTAAATCATTCGTTAATTTTAATTTTTTACTCTTTAACCGTATTTCTTCAAGATGATAAACATTATCATAAATAATTAAACGATCACCAAAACCAGCTAATTCGGCTTGTGCTTCTTTCATTGCATCTAATTCATGATCAAGTAACCCACCTCGTAACATTCTAACTACGCCTAAACCAGCTATATTTCCAATAAGACGCAACATGTTAATCTTTCGATCCATCTCAGTAGAAAATAAAGCAATTTTTGCACCAGATCGTAAAACATTTAAGAGAACTTGCAAGATAAAGAACGATTTACCTCCACCAGTATTATGATTGACAATATTATTTTGTGCTAAATAAAGATGATTTCCATCTAATAAAAACCCATAATATTTTCCTCTACCAATATATTTAACAGAAAAGGTTAAATTATTTTTCTTACTTAAGGTTTCTTCTGGTTTCTTTCTATCAAGTTTTATGGGTATCAAATGAATATTTCCAGTTATTGATAACCTATAGATATAAAATTCTTTCCATTTTTTAATTAACGAACTCTGCTTTTGTTTCCATTTTCTTAAATTAGTATTTAGTCCAAGAGACTCACACAACTCTTGAACCTGTTTAATCAATTTTTCATCTACATTTGAAAAATTAATAACTTTGTTATTTACTCCACTTAAAGAACCATCTGTATCTATTAACCCGGCTAATAACTCTAATCTTTCTTTAACTGATGCACACATATATTCATGAGGTATATGCTTATTACCTATTAAGGAATAATGTTTTAACTTACAAAATAAGTTATTTTTTCGCTGTCTATAATCACCACCATTCTTTTCACTTATTGCTACGGTTAAAACACCATCATTCTTATAATCTATTTCAGAATAATTCAAACCGACTTCGCTAGCATAAGTACGTAAATATTTTAATAACACAAGCTCATTCTTAGAAACAGAAAATACAGCTCTAGTTCTATTACCGTCACCTAACCACAAACCTAATAAATATGGTGGTATCAATAATTCAGTATTATTTTCTGCATATACTGCTTGTTTTTTTATCAATCTAAATCCACGTCTTTCTCGTGCGCTTTTTTTAATAAATTCACTGATAGTAAAAATATATTGCTTATTTTTCTCATACTTTTTATAACCATCACCAACCCAAACCATAGGTAATAAATGACCCTGATTGACTACAAATGTATTAATATATTTACCACTAATTTCAAATAAATCATCTGTACCAGATGTAACTTCTTGTACTATTCTAGGATGCACAGAATCTACTGGAGCTAACAAATCATTAATTTGTATATCTTCAACATTCTTTTTACTTCCATCCCACATTACAATCTTTGTACCAGCACCCATGCAATAAGCTCCGATTATCCAATTTTGTGTAGGGATTAAACCTCCCGTTAATTCATCAAGCTTCATAAATCCTGTATCGAATCCATGCCAGCCTGTTTTCTGTGTTAACACATAATTAGCTGTTATTTCTTTATTAATACCAACTGCTTCAATAGGATTCTTTTGAATATTCTTATCTAAAATACTAACAATATCTGCTTCAAGTGCTGTAAGTATCTTCTCTGGTTCTGCTGATTCAACTTGAGCTTCAAAAAGATGCGCTTGTGCAGTCTGTATAATTGCTCTAAGCATAGCCTTATCCTTAATCTCCTTAACATATGCGTGTACATTTACTCCATATGAAGAATTTTCAAAACAAGCTACTATTTCTGATGATGGTGGCTTATTAGCCTTATAAAGAGTTTTTAGCGCACTAGAAATCGTCACAAGGTCAACTTTTTGACCACTCTTGAATACAGTAATAACCGCATTCCAAATCTGCTGATAAGATCTGGTATAGAAATCTTGTGCTGTTAACTGATCAATAATTTCTGCTAGATAGTCTGGAGAAATAAGTATTGTTGAAATTAAAGCCTTTTCAGCGTCTACATTCTGGGGAATTATACTTTCTGTATTCATATCATGTCATTCAAACTTATACTAAACCTAACGTTTGTTATTTTATTAGCTTTACTACGGATTTACAACATGGAATTTACAAAGAGATATTTGTTATACCTTAAGATGGGTACTAGCTTGAGAACGCCGTCCGAAAGGCTAGTAGAGACTAGTACCCTTCTTAAAGAATAACGGTAGTATAACCTATGCTAGCGAACATTATTTCTAATATGTCTAGCTTCAACAAGAAGACAAGAAAGGAATGCAGCACTCACATCTGGACATTCTCTAAAAATAATCTCTCGTACCCAAGCGTCACGATTATTACGATCTGCTATAGCTTGCCAATAACTTGTAGGGGCTGGAATATCTTTATTAGCTCCTACAATCTGATTAAGTGCATTAACGTATGTCATTATCACCACCCGTTTGATCTACTCCTAATAATTTCTTTTTAAGTTGACGCTCTCGAAATAGAACTTCTGGGTAACTAACAGAATCATCAAACGCTTGTTCCTGCGCTCGTAAGGTATCGTCTGAAATTACTTGTGAAGCACTGTACGCTCTGATTTCGTTTGGCATCCTTATTCTTTTCTTCATGCTTCTTATTATATTACTAATATAAATAATAATAAATATAAATAAAAAAGAAAAACATTAAGTATATATATAATGAAATTCAACTACACATTTTAAGAAAAATCTACTAAAAATAATAATAAAAGATTGATAGCAAGGAAAAAACAACTAATAAATTTGGACTAAAATTTTTTTAGTCGAAAATTTGGACTAAAATTTTTTTAGTCGAAAACAGCATAAAAATGAAGTCAGTAAATACAACAAAACCCGTAACGGGAAGCACATATCAACAAGAAATTTATAAAAATTTAAAGATCAGGAAGATCATCACCCATTTCTTCAGCTTTTAATTTACCTGCAACAAATTCAGGCATCTTCTTCATTACAGTTTCGAGTGTCCAAGATGATAGCCATTTATATTCATCTCTATGCTGATTATCTCTAAAAAATTTCATACAATCAATTATTTCCTTAGGCTTACGTGATGCTAAAAACATCTGCTTAATAGCTCGCTTAGCACGGGTAATCTCAGGTCCTAGTAATCCTACACCCTTAAGCCGTATGAATGCCTTCAAAACAATCTCGTAATCTTCATTAGGGAATCTTTGTTCATCTCGCTTTTTTGCTTCAGTTTTCTTTTTTACGATATTTTTTGCTTTTGTATCAATTTGTAACTTTAAGAATTCTTGTTGTGCTTGTGCTTGTTCTAATTCTTTTTGTTTTTTACGCCATTCATTATTCATTGGAACAAGTTTTTGTCTTAACTTATTTGATAACTTATAAGCATCAAGTACGCTAATAGGAGTATCCACGTTAACTCGCTTAACTGAATTAAATTGAAATATTGTTTTTCTACCATTCTTTATTAAATCAATAATACCAAGCTTAACTAATTCTTGTTTCTTTCTAATAAATGTTGGTTGTGTGTATCCTATATACTCTGCTATTTCTAATTGATTTCTAAATTTTAATCCAAGCTGAAATGCATAAGATAAACTTACTAATATACCGAGTAGATCTGGACGATTAGAAAGATACGCTACAATCTCAAATTGAATCGTAATATCTTTTCTAAAAGAAGCTGAATCAACAACAGTAATATATGATTCCATATCATCAATAATTACATTAATGATATGTAAAAGTTCATCCTCAGAAAGATGCTTATGTTTTTCCCACCATTCAACATCTGCTTTAAAGTCTTCAAGATATTGAAGCTGTTTAGCATTCATATCATGCCTCCATATCATGTTATTTACTTATTAATCGTATCAAAAAAAGCTCTTACTTTGTCTAATTGTTGTGTTCTATATGCAGGTGGGAGTGCTTCAACTACTGTAGAACCGTAAGGCTTGTAATTTATTCTTGAATCCATCAGAGCAATTACACCTGTATCACTTGTAGAACGAATCAATCTACCTACACCCTGCTTTAATTTAATACATGCATCTGGTACAGCATACTTAAAAAAACTAACACCTTTTCTTCCAAACTTCTGATCAATCTTGTCACACTTAGCTTTAAACACTAAATCATATGGATTCTCAAAAGGAATCTTCCAAATAACAACAAGTGATAGCTGTTCACCTTGAACATCTACACCTTCCCAAAATGACTTTGTGGCAAATAGAACAGCATTAGGTGTACTTTTAAATTGCTCTAGTACTTGCGCTCGAGTCATGCCATTTTGACCTTGCATAATCTTTGGATAGTCAATTGATAGATACTCATAAGCGTTACGTAAATCTTTATAAGAAGTGAATAACAGAAATGCTCTGCCTTTACTCATTTTTACTAATTCACTTACTTCCCACTCTTTATCTTGTGAACCATCAGATACATAAACTAATGCTTGTTTCTTATAATCAAAAGGAGAAGGAACAATAAGCTCTAAACAATCTTTAGGCATTCCAATTTGTTGTCTAAAAAAATCAAATGAATTACTAACGGCTAAAGTAGCAGAAGTACATATAACTGTTTTACTAGAAAATAATCCATCACGTAACATTTCAGAAATATCAATTGGTACTGTTTTAATCTTAATAACAGGCTCACCTCTTGAATTGTTTCTAGCTTCTGCCCACCTAAGTACATTTTCATCTATTTTACTTAGAAGTCCTAAACGTTCTTGTAAGTGAATTGCTTCTTTTGTAATCTCTGTGATCTTTTCAGTAATCTTTTCATCTTGATTCTTTATTTTTTGAAGTGAACTAATCACACTGCTAATACCGTTAATAACCGGCTCAAACCCCTCAAAAACAGGTGTTTCTTTCTGTTCATAGTATTCACCTCGTTGTTCTGGTAAATACCGTTTTAACGCTTCCTGCATGTCCTGAATAAGTCTTTTTTGTTTTTCTTCAGGGAATACTTTCTTAACTAATCCCCAACTTAATAAGTGATATAACGAATTAACAGAAATTTCATCTGAAAAAGCAAGAATAGATGCCTTCTCAAATTCATGTGCTTCATCAATAATTACTGTTGTAACTTTAGGTAGTATTCCTGCTTTACCCTCTGTTGCAGCTCTTAATGAAATATCTATTGCAAGCAAGGTGTGATTAACAAGAACAATCTGTGCTGATTTAGCTCGTAATTTAGCTTGAACAGCAAAACATCTATTAGCCCCATCTGAATCTTTTTCATGAACTGTATGGTTATCACATGTAATCATTTCTTTCACCCTAAATGGTAGTTCAAATGGTAAGTATTCAATATCACCTACTGATTCTTTTTCTGCCCATTCTCCAATCTCTTGAACACGTAAATCAGCTTCTTGATAAGTCATGCCGTTACGGCAAAGTTCATTCTTAATTTCTTCTAAGTTACCTTGAAAATGATCCCAACAAAAATAGTTATTTTTTCCTTTTAAAACTGTCCACGATAACTTCTTACCAAATACAGCTTGTAATGTAGGAAGATCTTTTTTATCTAATTGATCTTGAAGTGACTTATTAGAAGTAGAAACAATAACAGGTTCATCTGATAATATTGCTGGAATGAGATATGCAAACCCTTTACCTACACCTGTAGCACCCTCAATAACGGCTGATTTCTTTTCAGAGATTGCTTGAGTAACAACTTGAGACATTTTTACTTGACCATCTCGAACCTGATACTGTGGAAAATGTTTATTAAGTAATCCATCTAATTTATAAATGTCATTAAGTTGCATATCATGTCCTTATTTATTATCGTCAGTTTTAAGTTGTAATACGATAAGCATCAATCCAAGAATCACAATTTGATGATAGATGGTAAAAGTAATAGGTGTATATAACCATTCAATAAATCTTTCAAGTAAAGTAATCATAAGATCTTTTTACTTTCCATAAATAAAACTATCTTTTGTGCTACAGCTAATCTAAATGAACATGTATTGTACTTATGCTCTAAACCATCACTACTCATTGAATTAAAATCATCATGAATTACTTCAATCTCACCTGCTAAATTATTGCATTCGATAATAGGTCTTAACGTTACATCTGATAACCGCTTCATATCATGTCCTTTAATGTATTATAGCTAATATTTTAGCTTTTTGCGGTTCTTACCAGAATCGAACTGGTGTTACTTCCGTGACAAAGAAGTGTCTTAACCTCTAGACCAAAGAACCTTATTAGTAAGCTTAGTAGCGGCATCGAACCGAATCTTCATTACTACGATACTAGTAATGTGTGCGCCTTTACACTAACTAAGCACTAAGCGTTATTTAAGAATACGCTCCCCTCTTTATTATTCCTAAAAAGGAATATCTTCAGCAAGACCTAAAGAATCATCCTCATCATCAGGTTCAGCTTCTACTTCACCTAAATCTTCTGGAACATCTTTAGGATCGAATGCTAAATCCGGAGCAGTTTCTAAATTCTTTGCCCCACCACCTGCTTGATCATAGTTACCAAGACTCTTAGAGAGTTGCGCACGAGCAATGATTTCATCTAAATCAATATCTGCTTCAGCGATTAATGCAAGTTCTTCCTCAGTAATTGGTACTCGTGAGTCTGGGTCTGGATTAACATCCCAAGCATAAAATCCATTATCTTTCTTGTATCGCTTTACGATAATATCAAACGTTCGTGGATCACCCCAGGTCTTATTACCTGTACGTTTATTCACAATATCTGATAAGGACTTTAAATCTATAGCTACTGAATTAGGTGCTTGAAATACCTTAACTTGTCCATCTTCACGATCAAGAACAATCCAGCTCCACTGTGCATCTTTCTTGACCCGTTCTGATGGTTTAACAGCTTTACCACAGTAATCACATTCATCACCTGTATGCGGATAGAACTTACCCGCTACAAAATGGCGTAATACATAACGTGGTTTACTAGCGATACGCAACTGATATTCATGACCATCAATAATCTTTAAGAATTTACCACCACCTGAAGTTTCTTTTACAACTTCATCTACTTGATCATACCCATAATCTTCTTCCATAAGAATCTCCTTTTCTATATTTTATAACAATGAATTACTTCCCAAATAATAAATATTATTTACTGTGTTCTGGCTTTCTCCTTTTTCTTTGCTATTTTTTTCTTCTTATAAGCAACAAGCGGTTTCCATTGTTCTTCAAATTCCCTAGACACAAGCTTACGTGCTGCAGTAAAAGCATCTTGTACTTCTAAACTATCTACACTAACAGATTCAGAAAAAACAATCTCTACCATTGCACTAAGTTCACCAGTTTCATAATCTCCCAAGTTCATTTTCCTACTTGGACTAATGGAAATTTTAGAAACTTTAAACGTATCTTGTTTGGTAGTACTATCAGCAACACCAGGAAGTTTCTTAATTATGATTGAACCACCACCTCCAGCACCATCAGTAGGAACTTGATCTACACTTGAAATTGATGTACCTGATGTACCACCATTAGAAGTAGTCGCATTACCTGATACGCCTTCTCCACCTGTTCCAGCTTTGCCTGTTCCATCTGGTTGATTTACGTTAACCTGTTTACTTTTTAACTTCTTCTTTGTTTTTTCTGAAGACATATATTTTCCTTTCTAGTCTCTAAAGACTAACTGACTTTTCTATTGTTACACTCACACCAGGAATCTCTTTACCATCTTTAACAGCCTGTTTAATCTTTGACATATTAGGCTGTAAGTAACTTCTAGGAACTTTAGCTACATCAGTAACTTCAATCACCGTATTCTTTTTAAGATGAACTACTCCAAAAGAAGTTTGATCACTTGTTTTACCAAATTCTACTACCTTAGCTCGAATCTGCTTATCAACAATATCAAGTGGCTCTGAAAACCGTTTAAAGAATGCATTGATACTTTTTAAGGAAAGATTAATAGGCTTTGTGAACTCTGTACGCTGATCTTCAATCTTCTGTTTCAAATCTGAAATTTGAAAGATTTTAATACCAGCATCAGAAGCATCTTCAACTGTCTGAATGTCTAGTGTTTCAGCATACGCAACTAAATCTTTAACACCTGTTTCTACTTCCTCTGGTACTGTCAATTGTGCAGTATCTGTCATATTTTCCCTTTCTTTTTTATAAACTTTCTTCTTTTCTTTTACCATCCTTTTCTGTAAATACTTTTGTATAAGCAGTAATTACTTTATAACCATCTTCAACAAGCTTTAAATAATGCCCTATCTTTTCTTCAGACATAGTACAAAATGGTTGATATGCGTTAAATGGCTTATTCCATGACGGACAAGTACAACGTGGAATTTTATTACTAATGAAATGATCAATCATGGTATCCATTTCTTCATGTAAGGAACGTTCCCGAATCTTTGTTAAATGATACTCACGATCAAAACTAATATATGGCATCTTATCGCCTGGTTCTTTATTCAAGTAAACTAGAATACCTGATTCAGCTAATTCTGGCTTTGTTTCTCTAACCAAAAGTACAGACCCAAGAACTTGAGCAATGTTTTCAACATTTTCACCACCAGCTATAGCTTTCTTCATTTGATAAGCTCCTGCAGATTTAAAATCAAATAATACTTTTTTAACGGGATCACCTTCATTAGCGGCATTTATAATTCCATCATATCTACCGGAAAAATGCTCATTACCAAAAACTTCTTCCCCTTGCAATAAAAGGCTCTGTGCTTCAAGTGCTGTATAACCATATTCATGCAGTAAATTACCCATCTTAAATAACCAATAAACATAATCTCTCAACTCAACAGTAATACCCTTACGTTTTAAATACCGCATACGCCTACATTTACCCATATCAGACATGTAATAACGCTTTGCGGTATGCGCGGATTCTTCTCTTAAATTAGAAGCAATAAGATACTGCTTCACTGCATCAGATATAACTTGCATAACATGTCCTGTCTTTTTTTATTTTTTGTCTACTTGTTATAACCTCTACTTAAAAGTGTAAGTAGAGGCCTGTTTGATTTTCAATTGTTGCGTGTAAGTCACCTACGAACACGTCCTTGTTAGTAGCTACTGTAGTGATCTTGCTAGCTCGTACTCGTGAGGATGTTACATCGTAGAGATCACCTGCGTTAAGCTCAATTTTGACGTAGGAAACACTTTTAGGGTTTCGTCCTACTTTAATGAGTAAAGCGTTATCTGAATCAATGAGTTGTTTTGTACCCATTAGTAGAAGTGCTTGACTTCCTAATTGATGTGCAATTGTGCGTGCAGTGTTCATGTTTTATTTCCTTTCGCTTCTAGTCTGAAGCTTTTCTTTATATACTCTTATTATAAGGATTTCTACGGATTTATGCAAGTACCAATTTTATTCCCCTACGATCTTGTAGTATTCTTCCTTCAACTTAGTAATTTTATCCATAATTCGTTGGGCTTTTTTATATTTCACCTTATCGTAACCAGTTGCTTGATCAATCATCTGATCAAATGAAGATAAGCCTCTTTCTTCTTTTAACATCTGCTCAAGAAGAAATATATTATAGTCAATCAAGTACTGTAGCCTTAGCCAACTAGGAATTTTTTTGCTCATATGCAGTTACTTTTTTATTTTTAAATAGAGGTCTTTTTAATCTCTCTAAAACATCAGCACCATGCCAAGAACAATATCCAAGCAGATCCTTCTTTCTACTCTCTACAGCAATACAACCACATTTATAATGTTCAATCCATTCAAACTTCATAAAAATATTTTTTCCTAAATTTATAACGTAATTTACGTAAAGCTCTTGATTCAATTTGCCTCACACGCTCTGAATCAATATGATTATCAACTTTTTTTCTGGTATTTTCTGGCTTTTGCGGATTAAGTAATTTACCTAATGCTTTTAATGTTAATCGTTTATTTCCAGTTAAACCAAATCGTTTTCTTAGTATAAAAGCTTCTCGTTTTGAAAGTTCATTTAAAGAATCTTCAATAAAGTCAACTGTTGGATAAAGAAGATTCATTGAACAAAGTATTCTTCCTAATAATGCCCAATATGCTAAATGTTGTTTAGTACCATTTAATTCCATATCAATCCTTATAAGGATCTATAGTTTCTTCTGAAGCCATCGCTACGCCTATAGGCTTTAAATGATGCAGTACCTTGATTGTATTTCTGTGATAAGCAAGAACATGATCCAATAATTTATAAGCTTCAGGTGCTTCATCTGCACCAGCTCCCCGTAATTCAATACCATCTTTCTTCATTTGATCAAGTACAGTTTGCCAATCAATCTTCCCGCCAACTCTTACCCGTTGTTTAAAAGAATATTCAGTACCATCAGGACGCTTACGCATCACGGTTTGTTTTTTCCATTTACCCGCTGCTTGAGTTCTACTAAGAACTCTACCTGCACCATGAACTGTAGAATATAGAGCATTCTTAGAAATATCTGAATCAATACCTTCAAGAATAACTGAAGTATCTCCCATAGTTGCACCTACAAAACCTTTTTGACCTGGAAATGCAGGTGTACAACCTTTCCGTACAACCCAATACTTCTCTCCAAAATGTTCTTCTAGCCAAGCGAAGTTATGGTGGTTATGTATTTCTTCAACAGCTTGACCACCTACGATATTAAGCACCTTATTTACTACTACGTCACGTCCTGCATATGCGTATTTACCTGCTAACTGCATAGCATTGATGTACATTTGACCAAGTTCTGATTGTGTTTCAAAGAGTACGGGTGGAGCATCCATTTCACCCTCCACTGCTCGTTCTCCCCACTTTTTTCCTTGAGCAAGCGCAAGGAATCCTGAAGCAGTTGAATGTCCAAATCCTCTTGAACCGAAATGGACTCCGACCCATAAGTTGAACTGTTCGTCCATGAACAAATCGACATAGTGATTTCCTGAACCAACTGTTCCCAATTGGGCAGATGCTTTGTCGAGCATGTCACGTTGTTCTTTAATTTCAGCATGTGCAATATCCTCCAATACTTCATGGTCTATTTTATCCGTATTATTTCTGCCAATACCAAAACTAATTTCTTGATGAATACGATCCATCACTAAAGGTAGATTAATATCAAACACTTTTAAATCTGTCTTCACTGCTTTATTACCACAACCAATATCATACCCAACCCCAGAAGGACTAATGTAGTTTTTATATGCAATAGCACCGCCTATTGGTTGACTATAGCCAACGTGTGCATCAGCACAAATAACAGCATAATCAGCATCACCTGCTTCAGCACATCTGATAAGTTGCTCATAAGCTCGTTGATCTATTATTTTCTCATCACCAAAACGCATTGTTTTCATAGCATCTTACCTATTCTAGATCTACATTATAACCATATTTAATTGAACCGTTAGGAATATAAATACGAGATTTAGGCATACCTATTGGAAAAGCCCATAGTATACGTTTCTTATTTACAAACACGACTTGCATAGTATCTATATGAGCTGATTCAGAAGCAGTACCTTCATAAACAATCGCATCACTTACAGGAATGCTTTTTTGAACCTTACCACCTTCTTCTCCAGCTAAATAATGATAGTATTGTGTACTTGAAACTGATCCTGTCCCAAGAAAAAATGATCCAGCGATACCACCGTTATCTTGTAATGCATAAATGCGTTCTGAACTCTGTACAGCTACTTCAGTATCAAATAAAAAACCAAAAGCAGATGCAACCACGAGTCCTAAAAGAGAACCAACCACTAAACCACCAATAATGGAAGAAAATGTTTCATCATATAAAAACATAGTAAAAAGAATAGCAATAATAAGTATTGTGATCATATAGATAACCTCATCCTTTAACCTTTTTTTCTATAACTTCAGGCGGTGCATCATTCCAAAACTTTGTTTTTCTTAAATATTGTTGCTGTCTCTTTTCATCCCAAGATTCCATTCTTGAAATGTTACTTGTTCGATCAGCTAGCTTAATCATAATAGCTTCTCGTGATTTCAACCGAGGGAAGTAATAACCATAGCTATCTTTTTGTCCCTCATGTGTCACTTCCATCACTAGATTAGCAATGTATTCATCAAATTCTTCAATTAGTTCTTCTTTTGTTACACCGCAATCTTCAACAGTATCATGTAAATATGCAGATGCTAAAATACGCTTATCTTTAGTAACAACTTCTAGTAATTCAACAACTTGACAAATATGTGCTTCAAAGTAATCTGCACCAGTATCATCAACCATACCAGCATGTTTATCTTTAGCAAATGAATAAGCTTTTTTTAATAAGATATCTTGAATAAAATCATCACTAAATTCAATTGTTGCTTCTAAATGATTTTTTGTTCTTATCAACTCAATAGCCCTACCAACACAAGAATCAGGTGAACTATAATTATGATCTTTTGTTACTATTGAATTACTTTGATATAACTTTGTATGTAGTTGAAGTGTACGTGGAATTCTTGTCTTTGCTTTAATTGTCTTTTTTAAACTTTTGTAATCCTTAGAAGATATACTTACACCAAGTAAAGAAGCTCTTGCAATAACAATTTCTCCATCTCTATCTTCAAACTCAAGCGGTATATAATCTATTTCCATCTCTATAAAATTATCTGTATTCATAGTCTTCTTTCTTTATTTAGCTGTAGCTAGTTTACTATGGATTTCTACGGATTACAATAAGTGAAATTAAACTTTTAAATATTTACCAAACGTTGCTTCCATATCAATTACTTCTGCCATAGCACTGCCACGATAATAAGAAATTGCTTCAGCACAATTTCTATATGATTCAGCCATACACCTAGACATTAATTGCCAAGGTATCTTTTTACTCATACCTTTATTATTCTTTGAAACAAGTACTATCGCTTTATTAAAAGCACTAGTATCTCGCTCCCAATCTAATTTTTCTTCTGAAACTTTCCAACCAGCATTAAATGGAATACCTAAAACAGTAGTAGTCATTCGTTCAAATAACGGTATTGTTTTATATACAATTTGATCTTCTTGAATTTTATTTTTCATATTATCTTTTTCTCCCCTTTTCAATACGTTTATATAATTCATCAAATAACTTTTTCATAACATAATAAAGACCAACGAATAACGCTAAAGTTACAAAAATGACACTACTTAAAAAATTCATAATTTCCTTTTCTTTCTTAAACATATTGTTACTTTCTTAATCCCAAAAACCACTCATTTCTTCAACACCCTGACGTATCAATTCATCCCCACAAGAATGCATATCATTTTTATAAGCATCTACTTTTCCACAAATTGAACAAATTTGTATAACGCTATTAAGTGACTTTAACGAATCATTATGAAAATTTGAATTAACTTTTAAACGTCTTTCCAGTTCACACTTAAATACAATAATCCATTTAGATATTTCATCGAGTGTTTTATCTATAGAATCTTCAATAGGATATAAAGAAATATCAGCAGGTATACCAAATTCTAAAATATCAAGCAATTCTTTTTCTTTTCTCTTTAAAAATTTCAATGTATTTTCAAGATGCTGTTGATCCATTTCATTAACGGGTATCTTCATACCAGATTTAGTTGTCCAAATTTCATACCTTTTCATACAAATTTTATTCTTTAACTTCATTTTTCATTATAAACTCTGCAGCCTTATGAGCTTTCCCACCTGCTGAAACAAGCAGTGATTTATCGTCATTCAGAACTTTTAACCAGTTAGCAATATAAGCACCTGAGTTTTCAATTGTCTTTGGTAATATTCCTGACCTTGCACATAAATAAGCTGATCCCATTTCTGCAATCAATTCTTCTTTAGAGTAATCTTCATCACCAAAAAATCCTCGTTCACCTTCTTTAAAGCGTCCTAATCGCTTAGGATGTCCAGTTGCATGAATCATTTCATGGAAATGTACTGCATAGAAATCTTCATCTTTAGTAAATTTATGACGATCAGGGATCATAATATAGTCTTCATCTTGATTATAAAAAGCTTGATTACCACCATACTGCATGTTAAGCTGGCTTTTAAAGTTCGTAATAATCCATTGTGCAGTATCGTTAACAGTGAACTCACGCTTAACATTTTTAAGCTCTATACCCACTGTCTGATCTATATTAAAAACATTGTAGTATCGTAGCAAGGGAACAGAATCAACTTTATTTTTACCTTTATTTTTTCCTTTAGTAACTTTATCTTTTGACTGAAACTCCATGATCTTCCAAAAGACAACCATTGTTGACTTCTCACCTTTTTTAACTGCTCCCCCTGCTTCTGCAATCTGTTTAAATGTTGCCCATACGTTTGATTCATAATGTTTAACCATTTGATCAATCATAAGAATCCACCAGTTATAACCGTTGTACTCTTTCTTAGTAACTAGATTAACAGGAAAATCAGTTTTCCAAGGCATTCTCCAAGGTACACTACCTTGCTCGAGTTGCTTAATGATTGCTTGATTAACTTGTTCGTAAATGAAATCTTTTGTAGGTTTTTTCATATCATGTCTTTTTTAAAATTAGTAACAATAATTATTTTCTATTTTCTAAGAATTGAGCATATAATGAATGCCACCCTTTTGCAGAAAGTTTAATAGGGCTGTTTTTATATTTTGCATAACCATCTTTGACAGTTATTTTTACAGGAGTGCTGTTACCAACATCTTCAACTATTGAGGGGTGTGCCCAACCTTCAGTAAAGTAAATAGTCTTACCTTCCATTTGTTTGTACATTTGAAACTTTGTCATATCATTTCCTTTGCATCTAGTCCGATGCTTCTTTGTTATATACTTTTATTCTACGGATTTCTACGGATTATGTCAACTACCAATTTATATCCCAAGTAGCTGACCGCAACTCCAAGCTGAAAATGTATAACCATTATCCTCGTAGATTCTCCAAGCTAATCTAATATTAACGTTAGGATCTAAAAGGAACTGCTGAGCCTTCCCACCATGCTCAAAACCCTGCCAATGCTCATTTATTTGGAATACTCCCATATCTCTAGTTCCGTCCGAATTCACATGTACTGCGCTCGGATCTAGCTGTAAATTCTCGTGACATGTAGCATCTGTTAAAAGCTTCATAGCATCTTCATAGTGTTCACCAAAAACAAGCTTAATTTCAGCTTTAATTTCATCTTGTTCTGATGTAAATACTTCTTCTGCTTGTATCTGCTCTACTGGAACCATTGGAACCAGCGTAAACACTTCAGTAGTAACAGCTTCTGGTGGTTCAGGTACAGATAATCTACCTAAGTAGAAAAACACTGCTAACCAGATACTAAGTTTAATTACTTTTAATAAAATATGTTTCATATTTATATCTCTAAAAGAAAAAGCCTTAGATTATTTCTCTAAGGCTTCTACCATTTTATATATAGCTGATGCTTCTGAATGATAATTAGCATCTTCTACAGCCCTAGCTGAAGCTTTTAAGATACTGATTCCATCCCATTCAAAGTACTTACTTATAACTAGTCCCATTGCTTCTTCATCAGTAGCATTGTAACCTTCCACATAAGCGGATTCTTTAATTTGTTGAAGTAATTTACCAAGTTCAACTTGAACTTCTAGTGTTGTCATATTTTTCTTCTTTCTGCTACTTCTCTGTAGCCCTCTTTATATAATTTAACTATATGTATTTCTACGGATTAATGCAAGTACCAATTTCCATATTGCAAAATTCGTAGAAAACCATAGTATAATTACAGCGTGGAATTAATAGAAAACATGAACAGTCTTAAAATAAGAAATTTATTACTTGATATTCGCTTGGAGTTTAATTACTACCCAGACGATCTTACTCCAGAAATAAAAAAGCAATTTGTAAATAGAACTAAACCTTTAATAAAAGAACTTAATAAACGCTTATATAATAACTGGATTAAACGAGGAGCTAAGGCAGTTAGTAAGCGTCCTGTTAAACTAACCTTTGCTAGTATTATGAAAAACGGACTTTAAATATGAATCAAGATATATCAAAAAAAGAAAAAGAAGAAATTGTTAATGAATCTATGAATGCAATTACCCAAATCTGTCTAATTCATAAAATGCACATTGAAACTCTTCCTAGACCAATTATTAATCTTCTCATAGATGTATTCCAAGCAGGTGCAACTGTTGCTTTAAACATTAAAGATAAAAAAGAAATAAAAATATGAACCAGTACGCAAAAGAAATTCATGATGATTTACAAGCCATGTGTACCAAATATGGCATTACTAAAGGAATTCTACTCTTTGAAGAACATGATGCTGCAGACAAATCAAAAAAACGTAATCGTACAATAGTATTCGATCCTGATCTAAGAAACTTTGATATAGAACCATTTGCTGACTTAATAGAACGTTGCATAAATTCGTCTGAAACACTTCAGACTATAATTGCATTCTTAAATGCACGTTCTATACACGATCTAACTAAAGATAGTTTCTTTGAAGAAGAAGTTAAATTACCTAAGAATCAAAAAATAATAAATTAGAGTTATGAATATAAAATATATTGAGCTAGCTAAAAAATTAAAAGCTCTAGCAGATGGGTCTAAAGCTACTGGAGAGAAACATACCGCACAACTTCATCTTGATAAAATAATGAAAAAGTACAATATCTCTGCTGAAGAATTAGAAGAAGACACCTTATTACGAATTGAATTTAAAGTACCACGATCAAAAAAAACTCTATTTACGGCAATAGCTGTATCAATTACAGGTGTTAATAGATGGTGGGGTGTGCATAGAAGACGTTCAATCATTTATGGTGAAGTATCAAAATCAGAAGAAGCAGAAATTAGAGCTAAATTCAATTTCTATTCAAAAGTTTATGATGAACAACTTGATTTATTTTTTAAAGCATTTATTCATAAGAATGATATTTATCCTCATGATATTGAAGCAACAAACATTAATGATCTTAATGAACAAGAACGTAAGCAAGCAATTCTAATTCATCAAATAGCTGAAGGTATCAAAAGGTCACTTTTTTACAAGACTCTTTCACAATAAGACTTCCATAATCTATTAACAATTGATATTGTGTACTTAGTGAGAAAAGAGTCCATCTACTCTACCGCTGAAACAACATTCTCTGCAATTGCACTGTATTACCTCTACCGCATAATAACTTCCGCATTTTCCTATGAAGTTCGAGAACAAATAAAGCAACGTGCAAACTATAAGAGTGAACTAAGCGGCAGAGATGATGAACCCTTAGAATGCGCTCACTATAACCATGATAAGCATAACCCTGGTTACAACGATCCAGATAACGGCAGACTTCTATTACTTTCTGAACACCTACAAGATCATATAGATAGGGAAGGTGTAAATGGTTTATCAAGTAAAGAAAATGAATGGGCAATAAGAACAATAGAAAGTAGATTACGTGATTTCTATAACAGCAGGGCGCAACTTAAACGAATTAAAAAAGAACGTGAAACAACTCAATTAAGCTTATTATAAAATCTGTGAGAAATTAACCCTATCAGTAGCTTATTCGCTTGTTCTTCTATTAATTCCCAATCTAAGTTGTCATAAGAAAATACATTTATATCCATAGTCATTTCAGTAATACTTAACTCTTGTGGTATCTGTATATGCATTTCATAACTATATACACTGTCATCTGAATATAAGGAATAAAACTTCACTACATTTAATGCTACTTTTATGTTATTAACAAAAACAATCTTTTGATAAAACCCTACACTATACTCAGATAAAGTATCA